ACATAATCAACATTGGCTCGAAGTGCTGGAGGTAAATCCATACAGTATTGCATCGTCAACATGAAGAAAATCTTCCAGTGCCTACCATTCATAAAACATTGTCGAATACACGGATCTTTGAGAAACTTATTGTCGTACATACAATCATCTAAAAGCATAAAAGCTCCACAATTTTTTTTACCGGCACCCACCAACTTACGCTGTCTCGCCATGACTCTCTCAATAGCATCTTTATCGTAATCACCGTACACGAATAAATCGGGGATGAACTCGGAGTAGAAATGATTCCCTTCTTCTGTTCCTGAAAGAACAATACCAGCTGGAAGATGTTTCTTATGATACATGATATCTTTCACGAGGGTTGATTTACCTGTATTACGCTTACCGATAAATACGATGACCTTATCGTCGGCGATACTTTCAGGTCTGAATTTCTTCAACTGAAGATCCATTCTACTCTAGTGTCTCGTTTTATTTAGCAAAATTTTACTCATATAGAGTAGGAATGGCTGGTCGTCTGAGACTTGCCGCCACCGGAGTTCAAGATGAATGGCTCACAGGTGAACCACAATTTTCATACTTCCTGACGAATTTCAAAAGACATACAAAGTTTGCATTCGACTATGTGGAGAGTCAGTTTGATAGACAGATTGACTTTGGAAAGATTGTAACTTGTAGAATACCCAATGATAAAGGTGATCTCGTCAGTAATTTTACACTTAAGGTGACTCTACAAGATCCAACCCCTGATCCAGGTGGTCAAAATAAAACCATCTGGTCTCCTTCTATCATAACACATCTTATCGAATATGCAGAACTTCTTATCGGTGGACAGCCCGTAGAGAAGATCACAGGCGAATACATTTATATGCATCAACAACTCCATAATACCAATGATGATATAGAACAGACTTTGTATTTTCTAAATGGACATGGGAATATATTGAGTTATCAGTCTGGTACACCTTATACCTATTTCATAGATCTTCCATTCTATTTTTATAGAAATCCATCACTCGCCATACCGACCTGTGCACTGACTAAACAACTCGTTGAATTACGAATTAAAATAAGACCCCTCAAAGATCTAATCTTTGGTGGAGCTCCTTCGGGTGTTACCAGCTCGATTGAGAAGTTTTCGGTTGATACAGAGTTTGTCTACGTGACACCAGATGAAAGAAACTTTTTAATGTCCAGACCCCTCGATTATGTCATCACACAGGTGCAATTAGCACAGTTCAAAATGAAAGCTGGTGAAAATGAAAAGTCTGTAATGCTCAACTTTTCTCACCCTGTCAAGGAACTGTATTTCGTTTCACAATCCGAACAGTCGGTTCAAAACAACTATCCAAATGAATATAACACAATATCCACTGCATCATTGAGATTCAATAATGAACTCGTATTCAAACGAGATACAAAGTTTATCGCATATGAACAAGCTCTCAAACATCATGTGAATTCCCCATTCGCAGGTGTAATCACACCTGGTGGTGTATTTGGTAATGACAAATTCGGACCCGCCAAGTTTGGTATGTATTCTTTCGCACTGAGTCCCGAACGAGCACACCCAACCGGGCAAGTGAACATGAGTCGGATCTCCCATAAACTGTTTACGATTAAGATAGACCCTATAAACGACGGGGTTGAGAATCACACTAGAGTGTACGCAATAAACTATAATGTTCTGCGTATCGAAAGTGGTTTAGCGGGATTAAAATTTTAGGTTGATATAGTAGTAATGGCTGGACAAGTTCAGCTTGCAGCATCTGGACCTCAAGAGAAGTACTTCACGCTGAACCCAGACTACAGTTATTTTGTAGAAAGTTTCAAAAAACATTCAAACTTTTCTACTCAGTACGTTGATATAGAACCTGAAAACCAGGTAAACTTTGGAAGTAAAGTTCAATTCAGAGTTCCTCAAAATAATGGGGATCTCCTAAAGACATTGAGTGTGAAGTTCACACTCCCACCCCTGACCAATAATATGATATACATCGAGTCTGTTGGTCATGCACTCATAGAATATGTAGATCTGATTATAGGTGGAAAAGTGATACAAAGAATCACCAGTGACTATCTCCAAATATATTCCGAACATTACATTACACAAACGAAACAAAAAGCACTAGAGCAACTCATCGGGAAATATCCTTTGAGAACCTCTGATAAACTTGTTTCACAGGTTGCGAATAATGCTGGTATAATTATCAATGGCACTTTAGGTTTGGGAACGGAGGAAAACTTCTTCGTGGATCTTCCATTCTATTTTCACGAACATCCAGAATTGGCGGTACCCCTATGTGCTATAAACAAACAAGAAGTTGAAGTTGAGTTCAAGTTGAGAAATGCACAAGATATCGTGATAAAGATCAATGGCAATTACGAAAAACTTGAACAGGGTATAAGTATTTCAGACTTTCAATTGTGTTCAGAACTCGTATATCTTGATTGTGTTGAAAAGGTGAAAATACAGAATACATCTAGAGATTACTTGATTACCCAAATACAGGAGAATGTTTTTGATGTAGGTCTAGGTGTAAACGAGGGTTCTTTCAAGTTAGATATCGTAAACCCGGTCAAAGAGTTATATTTTGTGATTCAACGTCAGGGTACTACGGGTGATGGAATCACTCAGGGTAATTTCGTTACACCATTTGATTACGACAACCTGTATGCAGTCATAGATGATAAACTCATTCTCTATGAAAATCTAGACTATCTCACCCTCACCCTTGATGGTCAGGACATTATCACACAGGATACAGGTAATGTCATATTTCTTAAAGCTATCCAGGCGGCAATTCACCACTCTAAGACACAACTCATTCGAAGATTCTACTCGTATAGTTTCGCTCTTCAGCCAGAAGAATGGTATCCAACTGGTCAGGTCAATTTCAGTCTCGTAAAAGAGCAGATTCTAAATCTCAACCTGACAGATAGTCCAGATTTTGCACGACAGATTCGTGTATATGCCGAAAGTTACAACATATTACGCGTAAGTGAGGGAATTGCAGAAACTCTTTTTGATACCAAATATTAAAGATGAATATGCAAACTGGATTTGGTGATGCAGGTGATGGTATGGCAGAACAGTACATTGACACCATGATTAACATCCTATTACCTGTGATAGAAAGAAGTACTTTACTCGCAGCCGAATATTCCAAGGCATGTGGGAGAGATGCACTCCTCTCAGAAGATATGGAATATGCGATGAAATACTGTGTCATGCATACTGTTGGAAACACTATAGGTCCTTCGTTTCCCGAGATTTACGATGAAGTGGACTCAGACGAAGAAATTGAAGTAGTATCACCAGAAGACTGCCCCCCATTCGAGAGATATACAGGAAACGACCCAACATATCTCCAGATGAACGATGCATATGACCAGTGGGATTCTTGGATTCCCCAAAACCCGACAGAAGAGTTGTTAAAAAATGCTGTTAATAGTAATGAGCACATGGGAGCCTGAGGCTTGGTCATTTTCTGACGATACGTTTAAAAAATTCGAATCCCACGTAAGCTCTAGTGACGATTCATCAGATGATGAACAACTCTTTTCGAAAATGAAAACGCTAAAAAAGAAGAAGTTTAAAAAGAAGGTCGAAAGGGAAAAACTTTCATTTGAATAATTATTTTCCCAGTGTAACATATAACACTCATAATGGAATCCGCCGCCAAGACCGTTACCCTTGTCACCCAGGAGCTCGAGACCCAGTCGCTCAACGCGATCGTCGCGGGTTTCTCTTTCGCCGCTGCCATGTCCTGGATGGACCTCGTCCGATGGGTCATCAGCCAAATCGTGAAGGTGCCCAAAAATGGTGGTACCCAATACGCTCTGACTGCGATCCTAACCACACTCCTCTCCATCGCGGTCTATATGGTTGTCTCAGGTGTGTCCACCCGCGTTTCCAAACCCGCTCAACCCGTCTACGCGGTTACCCGGTAAGATCTTTTAGATTTACTGGACATAAGCGCTATTAATATGAATCCGAATACTACAACAATACCGATGTAGATTTTCCACTTATAAGGATCCTCCTTTTCAGAGATGCTTATAGTTGTTTCCTCTTCCTTTTCTTTCTCTTCCACTGGAACTTTTGGTAGATTCTTTAGTTTATCGGTAGAACATGTAATTTCAAATTTTAAGATATGATCTTGATTCATAAAGTCATATGGAATGAGTCTCCCATGACTCATGTAGAAAAACTCCACTTGAATATGTTTGATATACTTCTGTGGTCCTGTGTGAAAGTTGTGTGTAAACACATCATCCATTCCATTAAAGTTTATAAAGTCAGAGCCATCTAAGAGAATGTGACCTGTATAAAATGGTGTAGATGTGTATACACTTTGTGTAAATTCGTCAGATCCAGCTGTGAGTTTTAGAACAAGAGTATTTGGTCCAACGAGATTAATAGCACCAGAAGTCAATACATTACTCGTAGAGTTGTAATCAGTTGAACCAAATCCAAGTACCTGGTGAGGTGAAGTCACTGTCGAGGATTCCTCGAGATATCCATTTGTCCCAGTGTAAAATTCAAAAGTAAATGTATTTCCTGTACCAACATTGGAAAATGTAAGTCTCTTGGTATCTGTGTCAAAACTGACTTCACTCACATTGGATACTGGGGGAGCGAGTTCAGCTTCGAGATGTGTGGCTAAATCACCACCAGTGGGATAATCCGCATTCGTGAGTGACACAGTCTGACCATCAACACTGAATGTGTTATTTGTTGTACATAATGTGAGTTGTGGAGTAGGAATGCGTGCGGATACGAGTTTAATTTCTGAAACGTCATAGATTGGATTCTCTAGGGTGATGACATAGTTATTCGGGTTCGAGTATGTATTCGAATAGGCGTCAATAATGTATGTATTACTTTCATCGTAATATGTGTTTGAAGCAATCACATTGATTCCACGCTGACTACTATCTATGCTGAGGTTATGGACCTTCATTAAAATAGAGGGATACTATTTTAATGATTGTTTTTGTCTAATTACAAAACTATACTTTTTAATGAGAGAGGCTGTGCGCCAGTGGGTTGTTCTGGAGTTGCTTCTTCGCCACATCAAGATGACGGGTATTGGGGTTCTCGTTACCCTTGTAGGCATTGAATTGGTGGAAAGGTTTCTGTTTGTAGTTCTGACTCCAGCCACCATTCGCGGGGGCAATGCGACCATCGATGCGAGTTGTGTCACTACGAACTGTGGTGAGACGACCACCCTGTTTGAGGGCACTCTCGCGAACGTTCATACGACCAGCGTTACCCATGCGGTTGGGCTTACCACGACGATCCTCGGGGCGGAAACCATACTTCATGAGCTCTTCGTTCGTCTTCGCAACCACCTTAGAAGCGGCACTACTCGTATACCCACCATGATGGCTGTGAATGCCTGGAGCTGGGCGGTTGCCGTAGGTGTACTGCTCATCGTTACGATCACTCTTGAAACGAGTGGGATCTTGGGGCATCGTTTGGGCTGAGATAAATCGTTTAGCACCATTGAAACCAAGACCATCTTCACGGAGACCAGTTTCAGAACGGTTAGTGGTACGCTTAGTCTTCTCATGCTCTGTGCGAGGTACAACACCAGACATACCTTGTGCACGACCAGGCATGGCGGGGAGTCTAGAGGGGAGATAGGCTGTTGTATCAGGTTTGTTGTGAGTGAGTTCACCAACAACCGCCGAGCGACCGCCAGTGACATCCGCTGCGGGACCAGCTCGCCCTGGGAGTGTGGTCAGTCTGTAAGCACCGACATTTACAGGATTGACTCTGAACATCTGCTGGTAACCACCGACAGCTGGAGTATTCGCACCGACACCTAGACCTGGGCCAACAAGTTGCTTCTCTACGGGGGAAAGATTGTTCATACGACCAGTATCATACATACGGTTTCGCATGTTCAAGACTTCTTGACCACCAGACCTCTGTTGCCTAGAAATATCAGCGAAACTCTCCATCTCCACCTTACGAGGTTCCTCATACCTAGGCTGGAAATTATTGGTTTCCACTATTTCAGGTTTTTTTATGACGGGTACGGTGTTATCAATTTTAGGTGGAGTTGATTTGGTACTTAAATTGCGACCAGCGTACACGAGACCGGCGACGGCCATGAGCGATATAGGATCAGCCATTCTTACTTCTTATTAACATTTTTATTAATATACCTTTTCTGAAACAGACCATTCTGGAGTTCGGCGCGAGTGCTCGCGGGTTCATATCGAAGTGTACGAAGTGGAGTCTTACACTCCATGTTGGACAATGGGAACAAATTTCGTTCATAGGTTTGGACGATATTCTTGTTGAAACGGGAAGTGGATTGGGGACGGAGCTCATCACTCGTCTCGATGTACTGTGCTGGGGAACCCTTACCAGCCATGTAGGGAGCAGTCCCGTATAGCATGGTGTTGGGGCGGCACCCACCACAGTTGAGAGTACTGGGCTGAGGATACACAAAGATCTCATCAGTCGCATTCACTTGGGGGAGAGCACCTTTGTTTTGAACGATGGAAAGACCAGGTTGGAGCTGATACGCCATTTATTATTACATAAGAATATTAATCTATCTACCAAACATTCCCGACCGCTTGTCTCCATTGGCACCGAGACCAGAAAAAGCCTCAAGTTGGACACCACGGGCGTTGGGATCACATTGTCCATCGCCACTCTTACACATTGGACCATTTTTGGCGCCATAGAGCCACTCAGCAAACTCTGTCTGATCTCCTGGGATTGTTGTGACTGGGTTCGAAACGAATTGACGCTCGGCAGCATTTCGAAGATACTTGGGCATCGGTGTGCGAGACCGCCCAGAATCAAATGGGATACGATCACTAATGTAACTGTTCACAAAAGGTTTTACACTAGGATAATAGCACGCCTCAAGTCGATTGGGGGCATCAGTGAAGTCCGTAATCATAACATTACCCATGGGGTTGTCCTCAGTGGGCATCTGACATTTACCACGATTGACACCGATTCCATAGGTTTCCTTCACCATTTTGGATTTGTATAATACGAAAATAACAGCTATCACCGTGGCACCCAACACAAAAATGCGTGGATCACGACGGGTCAGATAAAGAATGCAACTGACGTAGATAATAAAACGGGAAGCCGCATTTACCCTATCTTCTGGGGTCTGCTCAGAGGTTGGCCAGAATTGAGTAACCTGGTCAGCCCTGATGAGCTGCTGAGGATCATTGAACCAAGCTTTCATTTAATATATATGGAGGTTTATTTTTTGGGTAGACCACCTAGCATGCTACCCATCATCTTCATGATGGCATCCTGGTCAAGTTCACCTCCCTCAGTCTCCATCTTTTCAGCACACTGCTTAGCAATACCTTCGATCATCTTGAGTGTATCGTCGGGAATCGAAGTAATGGTGGTACCGAGCATGTAGAGTGTCTGGAGGTACTGCCAGGTAGCACCCTTAGTACTCTCACTCATCTTAACCCAATACGACTTGATGTTGAGATCCTTGAGAAAGTCAATTGTATCAATTTCCTTGAGTAAAAAAGATTCATCCTTCGCCGAAATCCTATCGGCGTAAGGGGTAACACCATTCATGAAAGCATCCACGACGAGGCGTGGGTTTGTAGACTTCAGTAAATCGAATGAAGTCATCATCTTCTTAATGCCTTTTTCCTCTGGAAAAGTCTTGTGCAATTCCACAAGAAATTGACCCATCATATCGTTAAACGCAGTAACGGATGCCATTTTCTTATTATATCAGTGTAATCTTTAAGTTTAGAAAGGCTCGGTAGAAATAGACTCCTTTTTACCTAAACCACCTGAGACGATGAAAAAGACTAGGATTGTGTTCAGAGCCGCTGGTTTCGTGTACTTGTTGAGTTCGAGCTTACCCTCGTTATTGAGGTACGCTTTGAGATGAATATAACCCGCTGTAATACCACCCGCGATAAGGGCGGCACTCATCGGATCGCGCAAGTAATCGGAGAGTTCCATTTAATTATAACCAACTTTTTTTGTACGCTGTTCTGGTGCATCCCCAAAAAACACATCATCATCTTCCTGGGGTTGCGGTTGCACAGTTTCTTGTGGTTCAGGATCTTGTACACCTGGAACCGTTTTAAACTCATTCTCTAGACCAGTTGGAGTAGGCTCCTCCATGGGCATAGACTGGGGCTCAGGCTCCTCCATGGGCATGGACTCGGGCTCGAGCTCAGGTTCAGGTTCCTCCATGGGGATGGGCTCAGGCTCACCATCGTAAACATCGGGGTCAGCACCATCCTGAATCTCCCCATCTAGAGAAATATCGCGACTATCTTGAGACATATAGGTCTGGAGAATCTGTTGAATGGGGATCAACTCTTTCACAGTAGTCTCAATGGATAGACAAAAACGCACAGTCAACTTTTCATCGCGGAGGTACTCGCTTTGCTCCTCATGGAAGATGTAAGGATCTTTGTACAAATCTTTCGCGATGTTGTTATAACATGTTTGAATGAACACCTCTTCAGTTGGAAGTTTGAGGGAAATCTTCTTGTTATCAGCCTTGAGGCGGACTGCAGAGAGAATCTTTGTACAAGCGACAAATACTGCGGCGAGAAGATCCCCGAACCAAGCACACCGACTCGTGATGTTGTCACTATGCCTCTTAGACATAGCATTTGACCAATTGGGAACTTCCTTCAATAATTTCTGAAACATGATGAGAACCTGCTTCCCCTTGGAGGTTTTGATAGATTCGTTGTACATTTCTTGAAAAACTTCAATCATAGCTGGACACATAATAAGGCAGAGCTGTCCAAGGTACTCCTTTTTCGCCTCGACCATTATACTCAAATTATCCATTTATGATTAAGGGGGTTTTTAAAATCATCTCTTACTACGCACTTTTCCTGTATTTATTCGCAATCTTCTTGAGATTCATGAGATTCGGGAAGTCCCCCTCATCCTCCTCCCGCTTAACCTTCTCCTTCTTCTTTTTAGCCTTCACCCATGTGATATATATAACACAGTCACTCATGAGTTGTACAGTAAACCCCCCTAAAGTGAACTGTCTCGCTACATACCTCGCTGCAGCTGAACGATCGAACGCAGGATAACCGATGAGAAATGGTGGTATTGTCAGAAACAACTGCTTATGCCCCATTTCTACCGCTTGTTTAATCTTAGACGAGAACTGTTCATATATTTTCCTGTAAATATCTTTACGGATCTGTTTACGCTTGTCATCGATTTTGACAACATCATTGATGCTTAACATTACAATTACTGTAACTTATTTTTTGCGGCTTGTAACTCACTTTCAGTTGGCATGGAACCCTTCTTTACCAGATCATACTTGACAAACTCTTTACCTCCCGAACCTTCTACAAAGGGGGTGATATCTTGTGGGACATCAACACCGAGGGGTTGTGTCCTAAGAGAAATGATACGAGTCTTACCATTTTCAACTTCATAGGAAGCCACTACAGAGAATCCGTATGAAAACCCACCCTTTTTCACCGTCATAAACATACACTCGTAAAGCTCTTTATCATCACTCTTGTAGTGTTTGACGGAAGTCGTCTCGATGATGTACGTGCAGAGACCAGTTCGCTTGGATATTTCGTTGTTCGCTTGGAGTACAAATTCTGCCATCATATCATTATCAACCTTAGCCTCAACCTTCCGATAAGCAGAAAGGTCTGGTCTGGGGTCGTCAAGTTTAATTGAGTCTTTTGGCTTGGTGTAGCCTGAGAGACCGAAGGTTTCGGTAAACTTCTCGTAGTTAGTTGTCAGGACAAGAACTACCAAGACGAGAGTGAACATAAGTAAGTACTTCATCTTTACTAGTATGCGTTAATATTTTTCTACAAAATATCCAATAGATACTAGATGTCTCTGCTGATATATAGTCCTCGATGTAAACATTCTATGGATGTTATTGAATATGTGAACAAACACCAGCAGCTCAAACAACTTGTAAAATATCACAATATTAACACTCTAGGTGTACCCCCGAATTATAGGAATAAAATCAACCGTGTACCAACCATGCTGACGAAGAATGGTAAGATTCTCGTGGGTAATGAAATCAAAAACTGGCTTGACTCTCTCCTACCAGCGAAAGATGTTGAACATGGTTCGATTGGTGGCTTCGGGGGGTCGATGTCAAGTCTAGATGGAAAAGATAACAACTCAGATATGTTTAGTCTGGATAGTTATGGTCAGTCTCTCCAGCCTGCTATGACGAAGGAACTTGAAGAAAAAATCGGTCGTGACGTGTCGAAGGGTGTCGCGTATACAGATTTAAAGATGTAACGCGCTAGTGATACTAGATATGAAACTTGTGACCATACAAGCTTCAGCTTTTAAGTCAACATTTGAAGTTCTTAAGGATATCCTCAACGATGTAAACATTTACTTTAAACCAGATGGTATGTATGTTGTCACACTCGATACAGCTCGTACATCCCTAATCGATATGTACCTCTCCGCGGATAATTTCGAAGAATATCACTGTGACCAGGAAGAAATTATTGCTGGTATAAATATTTCGAACATCTTCAAACTTTTGAAGACAATCACAAATAGTGATGTACTTCAGATTGAGATTAATTCAAAAGAATATATGGATATCGAAATCACAAGTGAAACTAAGAAGACGAGTACCAAGTTTCAACTTAAACTCTTAGATATTAATGAAAGTAAAATTGAAGTTCCAGATGTGGAGATGACTACAGTCACCACTCTCCCATCTGTGGACTTCCAGAGACTTTGTCGAGATATGTCTAATATCGGTTCAGAGATTGAAATTAAACGCTCTGGTAAAGAAATCAAATTCAATTGCCAGGGTGATTTTGCTAATCAAGAAACATCCATAGAATGTCCAGATGAAAGTCCAACCATCTCAGGTCTATATAGTCTAAAGTATCTGAATATCTTTACAAAGGCGACGAGTATGTGTGCGTCTGTGCAAATTATACAGGAAAAGATTAGTCGATTTTTGATTCTAAAATACAATGTTGCAAATCTAGGGGAACTCAAATTTTACCTCTCGGCTAAGGTATCTGAAGATCTGTTGTGAAAGAATCGAGTGTTGAAATATTCTTCTTCATACCTAATGTACCAACTAAAACAATCTTGGGGAAACTCTCTTTGAGTGTCTCTTTATCATAATACAAAAAATGTTCGAGTGGTACCTTTTGTCCATGGAAATCATTCCTTGGACCTGAGTATCGTTTCACCTTTTCAGTAATGTTTCGCATAGGTTTATCATCGTGATCAACTATCCAAGCACTACTCAAAGGGATACTGAAGTGCATCGCATTATCTTCATTCTCACCAGGTTTGAAATTAATGTCATTTGAAATAGCTGTATATTGTTTACCATTGAAATAATACTTCACACGAAGAATGAGTGTATTCACATTTTGGGGGATCACTGTGTGTCGGAAGTTTTTACCTGTAGCGTTCACGTAGTAATTATCTAGGATACCATCTTCCCAGTCTTTACCCTCTTTCAACCAAAAATCATCTTCGATCATATAACTCATATCATGATCCACATCGTATTCAATTTCTTCTGAAATGATCTTATAGTTTCGCGGGGTGGTAATGTATCTGTAAAAAAAGAAAACAGAAGTTAAAAGTTTGGTAAACATTTCTTTATATGAAATGGAAGGTAATTTTTTAAGTAGATATAACAATCGAATAGAAGAATGGAGTGAAATCATAAAGAATGACCCAGAAAATAAGAAAAAACATCAATCTGATATGTCCGATTATATCATCAAATGTATGCCATACATGACCCAATATGCCGATGATGATATTGACGGTGGTGATGAAGATATAAATACAAATAATATTTTCAATGTCAAAGAGACTGTCGGTCTAAAGAGAAAGGATATATTTACAGATTATCTCATAAAAGTTGAAGATAAGAATTTATCCAGACCTTACGAACGTGTTTCTGATGAGTGTGACACGTGTGCGTATAGTAATATCATCTATTTTCATAACACGAGTGACCTGGTTTGTGATGGATGTGGTCGTATAGTTGAATGTCTTATCAGTCAGGAATTAACATATAAGGAAGAACAGGAAACATCTGAGAAGGTTATAAACTATTCATATAAACGAGAGAACCACTTTAACGAGTGGTTGTCACAATTTCAAGCACAGGAGATGACAAATATACCCCCCGAAGTCATCGAACAATTACGAAGTGAACTCAAGAAAATGAAAATCAAAAACCTTGAAGATATCACACACGCAAAGATTCGAGCACTTTTGAAAAAGTTGAGACTCAATAAATATTATGAACATGTCCCATATATCACAAATATTCTCAATGGGATCAAACCCCCTAACATGCCCCAAGAGTTGGAGGAGTATCTACGAATAATGTTCAAGGATATTCAGAGACCATTCGATGATAACTGTCCCGCAGAGAGAAAAAACTTTCTCAGTTACTCTTACGTCCTCTATAAGTTTTGCGAACTCTTGGGTGAAGACGATTATCTTCAATACTTCCCACTCCTAAAGTCTAAAGAAAAGTTGTACCAACAAGATGTCATATGGAAGAAGATCTGCCACGATTTAAAATGGGAATTTATTCCTACTGTATAAAATAATGAATTGCCCAAACTATCATGTATGTAGTAAACAAGTAAAACATGGGTTGAAAGTTTGCACTTCATGCTTTTGGAGATTCAAAAATGAAATATTAGAATTTAAGACATACGAATGTCCGAGATGTTGTAAAACAGGGGAATGTCTCAAGTTTCGGAAATGTGAACACTTCTTATGTATGAAGTGCTTTGATAGATTGCCCATCTGTAAATTGTGTGAAGAACCTAAGTCTACATAATTTTTAAAAATCGGTAACTACTATGATTCTCATCGATAGAATTATTCGTATTCTCAAGAAGGATATTTACCTCCCTATGAGGTGCTACGCAAATAAGAGACAACTCATGAACCCCAGAGATTGTTGCAACTGTAAAAACTTTTGTCGAAAGCCTCCAAGTGGTGGGACTCCAGTCTATCTACAAATTGAACCTAAATATGTATATCATAAATGAACGATCAATCCAGTCGACCCAACGGTACAACACTGTCTAGAAGAATCATACGCACTTCAACTTCCCGATCAGGATGAGGTGGGTAATTCACCAGATACGCCGTCTTCAGACCTGTCAGACGAAGATAGTTATTACCCTGCAACTCCGCCGCGTCATTAAGAGTTTTGATCGTCTTGAATTCTAGAACAGTCTCCTTATTAATAATCATATCCGCCCTTAAATTACCAATCACATGCCCCTTGAACGGAATCGGAATGATTCTTTCAGATTCGTAAGGAACCCCCTTCTCCCGTAGTAAAACTTCCATAGCAGTATGATATACTCTCTCACTGTACCCAGGTCCCAGTTGAGAATATATCTCTCGAGCCAGGTCTTCTATCATTAAATTCAACTCATTTTTCTTCTTTATCTACTATAAGATGGTGTCCGCGGAAACTGCTCGCAGGCAGCGTCGAATCAATACCGCACTCCGTCGACTGACTAATAAATTTAGACGGGTGAATATACCACGAAATACATTTAATGTAGGTACGGTGACCCGTGCGAATGATCGATATTTATCAGTTCGTTTAAGTCGTAAAGTTATCAATGAACTTCAAGCTGTGTACAAGAAAACATGGGAACAGAAAGTCGAATACGCGGGTACAATACCGTTCACTCTAACAAATACACGTAATTATGTCAAGTTCAATAAACCGACTGAACGTACAAATCGACAACTCGCCACTGTGCAACCGACACAAGAGGATTTAACTCAATACATCGTGTATCACACACATCCTGTCCCCGAATATGACAAAGCACTCTTCACCTACCCGAGTGCATCCGATTTTAAGGTCTATGTTGATAATTATCCAACCGTGCAGGCGAATCTGATCCTCGAGAACCAAGGGTACTATATCATTGACCTCATTGAAACGAATATGAACAAACCTAACACTGGTGATGTCACCCGAAAATTTAATACCCTCATGAATGGTCAGGAATTCAAAAAAGTGAGAGTGAAATGGAGTGATTTAGTATACATTCAAACAACCCCTAACCAATGGAAACGAACTGTAAACAATTTCATGGATCCCATCATGCGCAAAGAATTTGGTATATCTGTCAAGTATTATACATGGGATGAACTCGGTGAAATTACACTCCTAGATAGAAATGTACTCATGAATATCTCTTAGTTAAAAAAATATTCTTATGGTACATCATGTACACGAGTCTCATCCGCCCATGTATGACAGTTAGAAAGAATCGGATAAAATTGTCTCGTGAAGTCGTCCACAATTTGAAAGAAATAAGCAAGTTGTCTTCTATCAAACAGTGGGAGTATGCTGGTGGTATTAAATATAAAAATTATGCATTTAGTGAACCGACCCGTATTACATCAAAAAAGAGAGACCGTGTCGATGTAGAAGAAATTGAGAAGGTTTGGTATTCAGAAATAGCATATCATACACACCCAGGAATTGGGTATAATGAATGGAGTGTGTGTGAAAATATACAAATATTTACAACGCTTCCAAGTAATGCAGATTTTGAAGCGTACATAAAAGGCTTTCCCAAAATGCAAGTCAATCTAATTTGTGAATCACATGGATATTACGTCATTGATATCCTCGAATCATCCTATAATATGGCAGCGCCTCTACCCGAATCTGTTTATGAATACATGAGAAAACTTCGTAGTCAGCCATTCATGCGTATAGGTGCATTTTCAGATGATGGAATCGAATATTTCGCAACAACTCTAAAAAATTGGAAAACATATATTAACGAACAAGTTAATAAAGATATGATGAAACTTTTTGGAATATCAATTCGTTATTATGGGTATAGTGATGAACCCCCAATTGTCACCGTCTATCAGGATATAGACGAAGTATAGAATCTTCCAACTCATCCACTTCATACCAAGCCCAATGACACTCCGAAGAATCTTTGTCAATCTTACAAATATCCTGTGCTTCTTTTATCGCTTCCGTGAAACGAAAACGAAGTCTCAGATTTTCCTTGATCGGGCGTACCTCCACGATACATGGTCGCTGGTACATACCTTCGAGGACATTTCTACGAGTCTTTGCCAACTTTATTTTGTAAAGACTATTTTCGGAGAATGTTGCTACACATTTCATACTCTACAATTGTTTAAAGATTTTAAGTATATTTATTAGAAGATGTTCACATAGTGTATGGATACTTCCTGACCCATAAATTACATATCCACTTTTCACCAGACTTTACAGGTTGCCCACCATGTAAAGCTTTGGACGTCATCATCTCATAATTATCAAGTGTCTCGAAGAAGAGGGCATCACCCGCACCGAGCTTGTATTTTTCACCCAACTTGGGGAACACAGTCTCACCACCTTCATAGTCATCGTTCAGAGCTAAAATAAATGTGTACATTCTCATGTTACTTTCATTTTTAAATGCATCCTGGTGTGGTTTATAAAAGCCACCTGGTTCATATTTGAGCACCTGAAGTGTTTCACAATTCGTGAGAGGTCTATCCGTATACTCGAGACATCTTTCCATGACATTTCGAACAATTGGATCATCTTTAGTCAACCACGCGGTTTGACTTTTACGCACATTCTCATCCACTTTCTTACCATTTGTGACAGTCGATGTTTCCATATTCTTCTCAGCTTCCTTCATTAAGTATTTCCGTTCATCGTCTGATAAAAAGTTTTTTATCATACGAGGTTTGGAGTATTTGGGTAAGAGGTAGATGACTATAAGTATTATGAATAGTAAAAGTATCATCCTATTGTATTCATATATAAATATTCCTAGGAGTTTTACAAGTATATCTTTTTCGAATTGTTTCAAAAATATCATTTCCATAGTCCACAATTTCATGTATCATGTCTACGATCTCATCATGACGTTCAGGTTCAAGAACATATTGTCGGAGTAGATCACCACCACTATTTGCCATCATTTCGAAAATATTTGAAATGTCTCTCATTTTTTCAAGGTATTTTTCTTGACACTGTAAATGATGTTTAAAATAAACTTCATCTACATCATTCAACATATATGCTACCCGGAAATGTAAGTTATCTATAGGTCGAAGATCCAAATATATATTTTCCCGCTCCACGTCGTGTATAATTACCGCACAACGAAGTATTTCATTCGAAGCTAGAATTTCACGAAGTTCCCTGAATGATGGTACTCCACCACATGGTATATCTCCATGTTCCCGAGACATCATCGTTTTTTTCTTAAACTCTATGAAATGTGGATTATGTATACGCCCCTTTTCAATTTCACCTGTTCGCCAATTGAATGCTGTATGACACGATATACACCACATCTGTGCACACCCACTTGTCTTATGTATGACAGTTCCACATTTAGGACATGATTTACTATCCTTGTTCAAGAGTTTCATAGTTTTTACAACTTCTGGATTACATTCATGTGTTTCAGTAAGTTTCTCATTACAACTTTTACAAAATTTGTCATCACATAAACCACAATACCATTCCTCATTTAAAAATCCTTTACATTCTTCCATTGGACATTGTCTTACAAACTTTCTAGGTTCACCGTCTATCAGAGTCCCACGATATCGAATATCTTCTAAATGTCTGTGTGTAGTTTCCATTTGACGATATAATGTAAGAATCTCTGGGTGAATCGGATGTATCTGATCCAAATCAAATGTTTTATACCTGTTATGAAGTTCTATAAGTTTATATTTTTGATCTTTAATAATATCCCGCAATCTACGAATATGTAAAACACGTTCAACCTCGGGTTGCGTTTGAGGCATGAGTGCTTTTTCCCTTTCAAATAGAATATTCTCACGATGTCGTCTAAGTTCCGTGTTTCGGAAATATTTGGTACAAAATGAATCCACAAATTCACGATTCCATAGAGTCTTACACCCCATACAATGTGGATCTTCGAAAGAGGAAAGTATATATCTTTGAGAACATGATCTACAACTCGTTAAATCACAAAAAGGACACTTGACTTGTTTGTGATTTATCTTATTTAATTTCTCACAACATACATCACAATTACTCATTAACTTAAAGGCATTTCATTTCTTTAAATTACAATTATTGAAAGTCTACAAAATTGCTAATCATTTCGTGTGCGTCATCTCTCTCGTACACTGTCTGCGCAAAAAAGAGAGTCATGTCTGCCTGACCATATGACAAGTATGTACCCCGATACTTCTCATAAATAGTTGTGAGTTCGTCTAAATTTTCTTCACACCACTCCCATACATTTTCCTCTGTCATGTCCCTATGGAGACCCCGTTCAATGAAGTCTGCAACCTCATCACCGAGAGGCATGTCGGTAATCACAGAGCAATCGTCGTCGGGGTGATTCATTTTTAGATACAATTTTACATAATTTTGAGTTTACTTACGCTTCACTTGTTGCTTTTTTTGTGTACCCCCAGACTTCTTTGCAGCTTTCCGAGCCGCAAGTTCAGCCCGTCTCGCATTCGCTTTAAGAGCGGCTTGACTCGATATACCTTTTTGAACAAACTTGTTATTTTTCGGTTTTAAAAGACTCGCGGCGGTGGATGCATTCTTCCCCTTATTTCTGTTCATGGCAGCTCTTTGCTGTTTAGCCAACTGAACTTTCTGAGCACCACTTGCCTCAGCCAATTTCTTCTGGTTCTCCGCAATCTTGGCAGCAATCTTAACCCCGTTCATTACCCGCTTTTCCTTGTTTTTCTGGACAAGAGATCTAAATGAAGGTTTATTGGGCTTGGGTGTGTTAGGGGGTTTGGGGGTGAGAGCCGCGGCTGATATTTCACCATTTTCCTCGAGAGGCACCGTGATTGGAACCATGGGACGCACATTCTTACGAACAGCGCCTTCAATCCTACCCCTCAACTTGAATGCATTTTTCATATTCTTCATAGCGATGATATTCCTACTGAAGTTTGTACTCGTTTTCTTGGCCAACTCAGTAAATTCTGTACGCTTTTTGTTCATAGCCATATTACGGTTCTTCTTCCCCCTGACAACAGCTTGGATCTTGGTGGCAGCCTCATTCTTCTTCACCTGCTCAATGGCACCAGACACCAAAGACTTTGAGGCATTAGCAATATTCTTGTTTTCATTGGCTTGAATCTTACCAATGGCCCCTGCAACCAGAGACTTTGAAGCATTGGAAATCTTTTGATTCACCTGTTTGTTCACCGATGCACGAATCAAAGCGAGGTTTGCATTGGGTGCATTAATTCTCTTGACGTATCCACTCTTATTTTCGCGTGGAATATTCAGACCCTGAATATACTTTTTGAGGGTGTTTCTTTCACCCTTATTTGAAAGGTTTGTCAACTGTTCTTCAAAAATCTTCCGCCTCTGACCCACGTTATTCTTGAGTTGCATGACCTTTTCGAGATGACCCCGCTTTTTTATTGGTCCAATCTTACTGGTCTGAATTTCTTTACGCAATTCAATCTTTTTGTTCATCTGTTTTTCCAAGTTTGTGAGAGTTGCGTTATTCTTTGCATTCTTAATGGCAGGATCCCATTTACCGATCCGACCAGCGAAACGACCAACCTCGTTTTTGGCCTTCTTCATAAGACTGTTCTTTTTGGGTGCCATATTCAATTTGTTAATCGCAGCAGAAGCATTGAAGTTGTTCTCTTGTTTAGGTTTGTTTCTCTCATTTTTCACTTTTTTACCCTTGAGACGACCCTCACCCCTCTTACGCGCTTGATTGAAAATCGATTTGCGGGTAAAAGGGTTCTTCGTCGTGTTCCATTTCTTCATGAATTCTGTGACATTAGTATTTGTGAGACCCTCAATCTGCTTGATTTTAAATTCCACACCATTACGAATTTTCTTATTTGTGTTTGCCTTATTGAGTTCTTTACCCTTGATATTCAGCTGTTTGTTTAGTTCTTCAGAAGCATTGAATGGTTTATTATTAAACAAAGGATTGTTGATAGTTGTTGGACTTTTGATAACTGTGTTCTTGGGTTTGGTGTTATTTTCGGTGTTTGAGTTGGAGTTGTTGTAAATTGGTTTTTTATTGTTAGTTGTAACAGTTATCATAGCATTGCTGACCAGGTTACTCACAAGTTCCTTTCGGTTCTTGGCATTGGTTCCAGCCTTCTTCAAAGCCTCTATAGCACCAATTTTACCCGCAGCCTTCTTGAACCTGTTTTGAGTCATGACCATTTTTTTCATAGCATTGTTTCTTCGTCTAATATTGGCTCCAGCCTTCTTTATAGACTCTACAGTACTAATTTTACCCACAGCCTTCTTGAACCTGTTTTGTGGTGTGACCTTCTTGTTGTTGGGGGCGACCTTGTTATTGGGAACGATCTCGTTCTTTTTGTTGTTGGGAACGACCTCGTTCTTTTTATTGTTGGGCACGATCTCATTCTTCTTGTTGTTGGGGGCGACCTTGTTATTAGGTACGACCTCGTTCTTCTTGTTATTGGGAACGACCTCGTTCTTTTTGTTGTTGGGCACGATATCGTTCTTCTTGTTATTGGGAACGACCTCGTTCTTTTTGTTGTTGGGAACGACCTCGTTCTTTTTATTGTTGGGCACGATCTCATTCTTCTTGTTGTTGGGGGCGACCTTGTTATTGGGTACGACCTCGTTCTTCTTGTTATTGGGAGCGACCTTGTTATTGGGAACGACCTCGTTCTTTTTGTTGTTGGGCACGATATCGTTCTTCTTGTTATTGGGTACGACCTCGTTCTTCTTGTTGTTGGGAACGACCTCATTCTTCTTGTTATTGGGTACAACCTTGTTATTGGGCACGATCTCGTTCTTTTTGTTGTTGGGAACGACCTCGTTCTTTTTGTTGTTGGGCACGATATCGTTCTTCTTGTTATTGGGTACAACCTTGTTATTGGGCACGATCTCGTTCTTTTTGTTGTTGGGAACGACCTCGTTCTTTTTGTTGTTGGGAACGACCTCGTTCTTTTTGTTGTTGGGCACGATATCATTCTTCTTGTTATTGGGAACGACCTCGTTCTTTTTGTTGTTGGGCACGATATCATTCTTCTTGTTATTGGGAACGACCTCGTTCTTTTTGTTGTTGGGCACGACCTTGTTGTTGGGAACGATCTCGTTCTTTTTGTTGTTGGGTACGATCTCGTTCTTCTTGTTGTTGGGCACGATCTCGTTCTTTTTGTTGTTGGGAACGACCTCGTTCTTTTTGTTGTTGGGAACGACCTCGTTCTTTTTGTTGTTGGGAACGATCTCATTCTTTTTGTTGTTGGGAACGATCTCGTTCTTCTTGTTGTTGGGAACAACCTTGTTATTGGGAACGATCTCATTCTTTTTGTTGTTGGGAACGATCTCGTTCTTCTTGTTGTTGGGAACAACCTTGTTATTGGGAACGATCTCATTCTTTTTGTTGTTGGGCTTGGTATTATTATTTACCACGTCGTTAACTACGTTATTGACCACGTTATTTACCACATTTTTGTTGGGAACAACCTTGTTATTGGGTACGATATTGTTCTTCTTGTTGTTAGGCTTCACATTGTTGTTGGGCTTAGCGTTGTTGTTGGGCTTCACATTGTTGTTAGGCTTGGCATTATTATTTACCACATTATTGTTAGGCTTCACATTGTTGTTGGGAACGACCTCGTTCTTCTTGTTGTTGGGTACAACCTTGTTGTTAGGCTTCACATTATTGTTAGGCTTCACATTGTTGTTGGGCTTCACATTGTTGTTGGGCTTCACATTGTTGTTAGGCTTGGCATTATTATTTACCACATTGTTGTTAGGCTTCACATTGTTGTTGGGAACGACCTCGTTCTTCTTGTTGTTGGGTACGACATTGTTGTTGGGTACAACCTTGTTGTTGGGAACGACCTCGTTCTTCTTGTTGTTGGGTACGACATTGTTGTTGGGTACAACCTTGTTGTTGGGGACGATCTCATTCTTCTTATTGTTGGGTACGACATTGTTGTTGGGTACAACCTTGTTGTTGGGGACGATCTCATTCTTCTTATTGTTGGGTACGACATTGTTGTTGGGTTTGGCATTATTATTTACCACATTGTTGTTGGGTACAACCTTGTTGTTGGGTACGACATTGTTGTTGGGAACGACCTTGTTGTTGGGAACGATCTCATTCTTCTTATTGTTGGGAACGACCTCGTTCTTCTTATTGTTGGGTACAACCTTGTTGTTGGGAACGACCTCGTTCTTCTTGTTGTTGGGAACGATCTCATTCTTCTTATTGTTGGGTACAACCTTGTTGTTGGGAACGACCTTATTGTTGGGTTTCACCACTTTTCCCTCGATCTGGCGTGTGGCATTGTTATATTGTCTCTGATAGTTGGAATTGTTGACATATTTTAGAACTGGTTTCGACACACGACCAAACATATTTTTACCCTTCGCATTCGCGATGAGTTTCGCGAGAGCACGATCTTTAGTAATTTTTTCTCCGAGGGTATTTTTGTTGAGTGAATTGATGTTCTTACCCACGAGATACTTATTGAGGTAAGGTTTATCAACCTCAAACTCTTTCATAAGATTTGTGTATTTCTGTTTATTGTTAGGTACGTTGGGCTTGTTAGGCTTATTGTTGATGACCTTGGGTTTCTTGGAACCACCAAATAGACCACCAAACATAGAGGGTTTGGGAACCACTGGTTTCACATTAAGTGCGTTGGGCACATTGGGTTTGTTAGGCACGCTGGATCTTCTAGGTACGTTGGGTTTGATGGGTCCGTTAGTTACCTGAGGTTCAGGGTTAATAGTTTTTCCACTTGTCACATTCTTTATTTTTGGTTTAGAATTACCAAAGAAACCACCAAAGAATGAAGTCTTCTTGTTGGGTACAACCTTATTGTTTACTCGATTGTTTCCGACTCCTTTATTTACCGTCTGAGGTGCAGCGGGTATATTTCCTCCCATAAACTTTGGTTTACTACCCTTCATAAAAATTCCACTCTTTGGAAAAGAAATGCTACCTTTTGGTTGATTTGACACATTATTGCGAGTAAAATTTGGGCGATTGAACTTAATCGCCTTTGGTATATTCATGGATCCACCATTATTCGAACGGTTCATATTGTTCCTCGCTCCGAGGTTGTTCGTTACCACCCCATTGTTCCTCGCTCCGAGGTTGTTCGTTACCACCCCATTGTTCTTCACTCCGAGGTTGTTCGTTACCACCCCATTGTTCTTCGCTCCGAGGTTGTTCGTTACCACCCCATTGTTCTTCACTCCGAGGTTGTTCGTTACCACCCCATTGTTCTTCACTCCGAGGTTGTTCGTTACCACCACATTGTTCTTCGCTCCAAGGTTGTTCAACGATTCCTGTTTAATTTTCCTAACCAAAGTCCGTTTTTTAGAAAACTGAACAGGTTCATGTACGTTCATATATCTTAAACGTTTACCTATATCAGAAACTAGGTCACATTTAGATAACTTCTCTACATCCATAAGTCCAACCTTCTTAGCAATTTTCCTGAGTTCAGTGCGTTTCGAAGATGACTTGAAGAGTACTTCATACTCTTTGGGTGTCAAAGGTGATTTTTTATCTAATAAATACGTCTTTGACGAGTTCATGACCAGTGGTGGTAATGGGAGCTTACCGCGTTTGATATCTTCGTAGACATCACAGATTTCTTCCTTTGTTAGTTTAATAGTTTGTCCGGTGTTCATCTTTATGAGCTTCCTGAGGGTAGACACATCCGCATCTGGATCGCATGTGTCTATCATATATATTAAACTAACAAAAAAGTATTAACATGTGAATTTTTTATTCTTATATCTTGGATGTCATCTGTTTGAAACTCGGTAATGTGATACGACGAGAGTTCAATTGTTGTAAGAGTTGTCTATCCTGTAAGGTCACCACTCGTTTCAAAGACTTCAAGTGTTCCCGCGCTTTGATTCTCGTCTCACGCATTTTATCTATTTGAATACTCCTGAGTACATTCCGATTTTTCTGTGCTTTATTGACATTGATCGCGTATTTTGTTTTGAGTGCATTTTTCTGTTGTGCATTTCGTTTTTGTTTCAACTGCTTCAGTTTAATTTGTGCACGCTTTTTAATTGTATTTGCATTACCAGGTGTGCGCAACAGTTTTTGTTTTTCTGAATTTGGAAGGTTGAGAGCGTTGATGTAGAGTTTCAGTTCAGTTCGTCGTTCTATAAACGCATTCCCCTTTTTGTTTTTGGTATTCAATCCTTGTTGAATACTTCGTTTGATTGTATTTACACTCGTATTACCCCCGATACTTTGTAGTAAACTCTTTTTTTGTGTAAGATTTAATTTGATTGTATTCATGTATTGGGAAAGTTCTTCTCGTTTTTTACCGATTTTGGTAGCATCTAATTTACTCTTCAATTGATCCGCCTTTTCTCGAATATATTTCACGTCATTTTGTGTTGACATGGTATTGACCTGGTTAAGAAGGTTTTTAGCCTTATTTCCGAGATTCTTGGAGGCAATATATAACCTGAGCTGGTTCTGTGTCGCATTTTGAGTTCTTTGTTTTGTGTTCAAAGATTTAGCTTTATTTATGACTACATTTACATTGTCTGTATCAGTGAGTAATTGCTTTCGGATGTTTTCGGGTAATGAAAGTGGTTTGAGAGCGTTCAATAATTTTTCATTGTTTCGTTTTTTACGAAGATTGATCGCTTCACCCTTAGCTTTTGATAGTTTATAATCCGATATTCTCGTGAAACTGTTTAGGATTTGTTTGGAATTTGATTCCGATAATTTAAGAGATTTCATTAGATTTATCAGATTTGCAGTCTCTTTATTTCTCAGTTCCTTTTTACGAGCCGCACTCAATTGTTTGGCACTCGTTTCGTATAGCATAACACTACTAGGTTTTTTGTCATACATCGCAAGGACTGATTTCTTATCTACATTTGAAAGGTTCATACTATTAATACTTTTTTCAAGTTTTATTCGGTTATCTAAAATCTGTTCGTCAATGCGCATCTTCTTCACCTGCATCGCTTTCGACTTCATTTGTTGAAGATTTGTGAGTGTATTGAATTCTGCAAGTAAATCATTCATATCTTTCGGTGACAATGAAAGTTCCTTTTTCATGAATGTGTGTAAAAGGTCGCGATCCATTTTATGTTTATCTTCCATCATCTTCACTTTGATTTCCGAAACTTTCTTCATAGATGCTTTGAGTGTTATATCTGTCGTGACAAACTCTTGTAAAACATCATTTTGATTTTGTGGGGTAAGACCTACCACCAGTCTTTTTAATTGTTGGAGTTCCCCATATCTCTTGGTTTGATAAGCCTTTTTGATATTAATGATAATCATATTAATCTGTTGTGGATTTTGAATCCTAGATAAGTTCAATTTAATTTTCATGTTAGAGTCTAGTACTAGATCTGCCAACTGCTTCTTCATCTTGATCATAAAAGTAGCATCGATTTCACGATTAATTTTGGTTACATCGATAAGGTTTTTGATTTCATCTATATCTTGTAATACTTTATCATTTCGTGTTTTACCCCTGAGACGGTTCTTTTGATTTCTCAATTGTTTGAGTTCAGTCGCTTTTTTTGCGTATTCATTAAATTTCTCGGGTGTAGTGTCAAAGTTTTCGAATATTTTAACGATTTCAGGGTCATCCATGGTCAGACCCAATTTTTCGACAATGTAACGGCGCAGCTTAAATCGAAGTGCTCGTTTACGGCGAATAGCATACTTTTCAATTTCAGATTTATTTTTTTGTAATAGAAACATTTTTTCTTGATTTGTGAGAAATTTGAAGGTATTCAAATAATTAATTAGCTCTTTACGTTTTTTCATATCCTCTTTATTCAATGTAGACCTCTTAATCTGGTTAGCTTCCTTTTTGACATTAAGCATACGAGTTTTCATTATTGTGTAACGATTTTTTGAGTTATTGGAATTGTTGGAATTGTTGGAATTCAATTTTTTCATGAGTTTTCGCTTGTTATACGTGTTAAGTTCGTGGTTATCGATGTATGCCATGAGTTCGCGTCGAATAGCATTTGTCTTTTCGTTTTGTGTGTTGAGTGATGTCTTAATAGTTGTATTTACGATTGTGTTAAAGTTCACCAAATCACTATCGAAACTTGATTTAATTTTAACGCTGTCATCTGGGTCGAGTGGTAATTCGTCAACAAAATTTAAAAATTCATCATTGGATTCTACCCAATTCCCATGATTCCTCATATTTTCTATTTTTTTAGACTCCTTCTCGAGGGTATTCATATCAATGTATGTTGTTGCAAACTTTTTCATGAGTCGGTCTACATTTTGTGGTTTGATTTCGAGATCTTTTAAAAACGCTAACATTTTATCTGCATTACTGCGTCTAAGGTCATCGAGAAGCTGTACCATGTATATTTTACTATCTTTCTTGACTGTGTTCATATTTTGACCTGCAACAACACGTCTCACAAAATAATCTTGATCTCTAGGATTCATACCCAATGCGTTCAGAAAGGTTCGGATCGTATACACCTTAGAGTTTATGAGTGTCCTTTTCTTTTGCGTCGCGTACCTATTTATGTTAGTCTTAAGTACTTTCAGATTAGCACCTTTGTCGAAATATTCTAAAAACTTCTTTCGTTCATCTTGTGTCAGAATCTTACTATACTTGTTCAAGAAGACTTCTAGATTCGCACGTTTCAATCTTCTTATACGATTGAATTCGTTTTTTAATTGTTTTTGTTTCGTGTTATATGCATTTACAATTTTCACTTTTAAATTTTTCACATTCTTATTTGTCTGCACATTCGTGATGGGAACATTTACACCCAATCGTCTCGCCATCTGATCAAGTTTCACCTTGCTTTGAAATTTGAGTACTTGATTTGCTTGTTTCAAAGTGTTGATATTTTTGATAGAGCTAATACCATTCATCGCCGTCAGACCAGATTCAATAGCTATCTTGGAAAGTGCCTTTTTATTGGTTTTGAGTTTATTCTCATACGCTTTATCAATCTCTCGATTAAGTAAAAGTGCATCATTTTTCGTCTTGATAGTACTGAGTTTTTCAGTAAATTCCTTATTCAATGAGGCTTTCTTAATTATCTTATTCAATGCATCCTTCATCTGTTTCAAGGTCTTTTTCTCCTTCACAACATCATCAATTTTCTTCTTGATCGCGTTGAGTGAAATGTTAGAAGACTGAAACTCCTGAATAAATGGAGACGCATTAATATTGAAAGTTGTTGTATACTTTTTCAACTCATTTACATCTTTTTGTTGTTGTTTTATTTTTTCATTCGTTATAAGGGTACTCAGATCACTTCTCAATTTGGGAATGTTAACATTTTTCAACTTGAGTCTATTTACAAAGAGTTTCTTCTTATCATTTGGAATACGAGCACGTTGAACCTCAGATGCGAAGGTTTTTTTCGAATTTTCCAGTTTGTTTGTTCCAGCTTTTCGCTTTGCAACATTCTTCTCGAATTTAGTCTGTTCGATGAGTTTTTTCATCGGTAAAAGTTGAGTAACATTCTTTATAGATGCTATCCTACTCGTAAAATCACCAACATTCAAAGCATTTTCTAGAAGTTTCTTTTTCGCAGCTTCTCTAATAGTAACTTGTACCACATTTGCATCTTTTATTGTTTTGATGTTTGTGATTGGCCCAGCGAATTGAGAATATATACCTATATTTTTCGCTAATGAAATGAGGTTTAATTTACGAGTCGCAACCTGTGTATTTTTCACAGTTTGACCAGTATTATTGATTATATTTTTCAAAGCCATTGCATTACTCTTCGTATTCACATCTTTGATCTGATTTAAGATTTTTCCATTGATACCGAGAGTAGTAGACAATTTAACAAGTTTTCTTTTTTGTGATTCAACATTTTCTCTGTTACGTTGCGCCTTTATTTGCTTCGCTTCTTCGATGAGTTGTGCGATCACCTGTTTATCTGGCTGGAATTTAATCAGGATACTATTTCTATTGGGTTGATCGATACCTATACGATTCAACGCATTTTTTAGAAATGTGCGTTCATCTGAAATATTTTTCAATTTCTGTTCTTGTTGCAACTTATATGCTTCTTGAGTCAATACAGTAGGATCTTCACCGCGATCTAAACGCTTTACGAGAGAATTAACTGTTGTTTTATTTAAATTTAATTTCCTGATGCTATCAAAAAATGTAAATTTAAAACGATCATCTTCTTGGTCGTTTTGTTTTTCGATGATTTTTTCAGCCTGTTGCCTCAATGAAGAAATATCAGTTTCAGCTGTAATTGTTGATATGAGACGAGCATATACATCTTTTGGTATCGATAAATTTTTCACTCGATCTTTAAAGTCTCGAACCTTCTCTTGAATTTTTAAACTTTTCCGCCGCGCATCCATCTGCTGGGCTTTCCGCAGAAGTTGATTGAGATTCACACCTTTATATGTGGACCTTTGCTGATAAGAAGCTACATCGGTTCTTGTCAGGTAAGGAAGTGCGGTCAGCCTTACCTTGAATGTATCCACATCCATTTATATTAGGCTGACAAAAAAGTATAACCCAAGTTGAATAACTGTAATTTTTCTTCATAACTCATGTTAAAATCGAAAACATTTGTGTTTCCGACATTGATATCTATAATTTTGATAGGTGTTTGGTAGAGTGTACGATTTGACAACGCTGAACGTACGAGTGTCTCGACAAACTGTCTAGGTGTGTCAACACTTTCCTGATAAATGCGATCCATACTAATTTTCATGCATGTGATCTCATGTGGTTTTTTATCAAAGAATGGGGTCAATGGATATTCTTCCTTCATACCACCATCTATATAAGTCATTCCATCATGTGTCCCACATGCGAATATGAATGGAACCGCCATACTCATACACACTGCATCTATCACCTTCATATGTGGGTGTGTGTCCCGTGAGAAATAGACCGTCTCAGATGTATTCATACAAAATGCCGATACATATATTTTCATATCTAACTGACTAAATGTTGGATCGCGTCCACATATTTCCACCAATTTTTTACGAATTGGACCCATATCAACAAAACCAAATTTGTTAAAAAATGAGCCTATGCGTATTTTAACAAAACTGGGGATATCTAGAGACAATGAGGTGTCTAGAATTTCGTCGATGGACATTCCCAGTGCCAAAAATAGAGCTAAGATCGCACCAGCTGATGACCCTGAAATTTCTTTCACATCAGCCAGATCTGATTCCCGTGCCTTTAAAGAGCCAATGAGAGTGAATATACCCATTGAAGCTGGACCGAGAATGAGATACTTCATCTTCTTACTTAATAGAACTGAGGAAATTGGCGACGCAAAAGCGCAAAGACTACCGCGAAGACGATCGCGTGTGTCAGAGACGCCTCGATACTGGTCTGACCAGAGCGAACCACACCACCCGACCCTGGGGGGAGAGTGAGCAACAGACCGGGGCTGAGCGCGAGGAAGAGTGCAGTGGACACGAGAAGGTCGGTCTTGGTGAGCACGATACCCATGGCCTTGGCGATGAGACTGTACACGAGGAAGAACACGAGCGCGTGGAAGAAGATCGCCATCTGGTTGGTCTTGCCGTTTCTGAAAGAAACCTTGGAGCCGTCGGTGGTCAGAAGAACACCTGGGCTGAGCGCCAAAAAAAGGGCGGCGGGGATGGCAACTTTCTGGGAAGTGATATCGGGTAACATTTAATATAAGTACATATAATTTTCCACGAAATCTGTGAAATGGTGATAGGATGCACCCCGCATCATTTCTTCATGAAGTCCGTTATTATTTACGATTCGCCTGACATGTTTCCAAATGTAATCGAGTACCTCATCATGATCGGTATGTACGCGTTCAGTATGTGAGTTATGATCGGTGTAACAAAACTCTACAAAGTCACAAAACTTTCCCGAATGTTCAATTTGGGCATCATAGAGGAGTGTCCTGATGGTATTCCACATCATCTGCAATTCATCTGAGTATTCGACTTCCCAGTCTTCGATATTCAGAGGAGTGTTATCATTATATTCATCGTCGTCACTTGCATCGGCGTCAAAGCCAGTATTCGCTTCGTACACGTACTGGCTCCAAACCATGGTTAGTTACTTATCTTCTTTCTCGGGTTTTTCTTTTATACCTGTTAACGACAGTGAAGTCGATTCTCTTGTTTTAAGTCCATCTTGAATGGCATTTAGGGCTCCTTCGACCTTAACTTCGTCTCCACTGAAGAATTTCAGAAGACCTTCTTTGATGGCATCCTTACTCATACCAGACTTCCTGACTGATTTACGGATGCTAATTTTCCCTTTCCTGAGATTAATGGTGTCAATACCCTGAGAAACCATATGTTTCTTTACATTCTCCTTAAGGCGCTTTTCTTCCTGATTCAAAATCTTTATATCCGATTTAGCTTCAGTGAGTTGTTTGGTGAGCTCTACGAGTTTAGATACACTCTCGGAGAGGTCAGGTGAAACAGTAGTCATGTTTATTAATAAATGTTAGTACCTAATCTTTAAGCGCAGAGACCACGCTGCATCAGATCAGGAACGATAGTGGAGTTGTTCCACACGAAGGGATCCTTGGGGTTGGGGGGGTCCTTGCGAATCTGTTGGTTCGCGTTACGGAGCGCACCACCAACGGTCTCAGGGAAACCAACCTGAGCACGAGGCTCGAGGAAGTTTTGACCCTTGAGGATATCCTCTGGGGCAAACTGACCGAAGTCCTCAGCTGAGGCAACCTCCCGGGGGAGGAGGGATGAGGCGAGACCGGTGCCACGATTCATACCACCGCACACAGTATTACCCGCGGCGGATGGTCCAGCGGCGGGTCCAGCGGCGGGTCCAGCAGTGGGGGCGAACATCGAATACTCACGCTCGTTGATGGAGTAGTCAGATTTAGAGTTCATGTTGAAAAGGAGGAAGATCAGAGCAGCTACGGCGACCAACATCAGGATGTTCTGGTTACGGCCCTTCATTATCTTTTATATACTGTTAACAAATTTTTTTATTCTTCAACCTCATCGACAAATGCATATTCGTCTGGGTAAGTGTCAATAATTGGATCATCGTGGACTCTGACCTGGACAACATTCCAAGAAGATCCGAAAGCCTTCTTGGCAAACCAAAGTCCGGCAAATTCGAGGATCACATCACACGTCTTGTTGGTCTGGATGTTGTCGAAATCAATCGACTCTTGTCTGGTATTGAACACCTTGGTGTTCTCGAGACGATCGCCTGTGATCTGACCACTACCTACACTGAGGGTGTAGGCACCCTTGACGACATTCTCACTGAGTGTCTTACCAAACCACTCCGCACAGTTCTCATGGGCAGCCTCAAGGTTAAGTGTATCGATGGTGTCGATCTTCTGAATGTTTACATCTGATACGAGATCGATGACAATGTCCTCTGAAACATTTTCAACCCTGACCTTGTTGAGCTGAACGAAACATTTGCGTTTGTCATCATTGAGTACCTTCACAAAGTAGAGACCATCTTCACCTTTGGCTGGGGCAGTGTAGATCATTTATGTATGTATTGTGTTTCATTTCTTTAAACCAACAAATGGTATAGCTGCAGACTTGTTCAGTAATTCTTTCGATACCCAGTGATTTCTCCTGGGTTTGTAACCATACAAAGTCTTTGAGACATTGAAGTTCTTTGGTAAACTCTTCGCGTTGGCCGCCCTGAGTTTATACTCGTTCTTCACGTAAGAATTGTTCGTGACATTCACCCACTTCAATGTTTTCAGGTTAAAACGCTTATTACCTGAAGAGTTGGTGTATCCGTTTACTTTTATGTTTTTAACAACTGGTTTTAACCCCTGAACGAGTTGTTTAGATAACTTGTCTTCTGAGGGTTTCGTTGTAAATTTGTTGTATTTGTATGGGTCTACACGCTTTGCCTGGTTCATTGAAACGCGACCATCCTTCTTGGTGGCTGGTATTTTTCTAACAATTTTAGACTTCACACGCTTGAAAACATCTTCGATAGAATCGGTATTCCCGACTTTCTTATCAAACAACTGTCCGAGTTTTACGAGGCGAAGTCTGTCTCGTTGTTTCTTTTCGGGGCGGAGGTTGAGTTTACTCATCATATAAATATCTTCAATCAGAAATTCTTTACTTGCTACATAAACCTTGTTATTTGTGATTAATTTACCTGTATCTAGGTTTCTGTAAGTTATACCTTTACGTCTAGAGAGAACTACTTCATACCCAAATTCTTTTGGTCGCATGAATGGAATGTCAAGTAGACCACCAAGTGTAATATCCTCAATTTTACCACTCTTTGGAGAAAAGAAGCGTAAATTTGTATCAAGTGCAAACAGTTCTACATCGATGAAGACATCACCTTTACTGGGTTTATTTCCCAACATAGACTTTTTCTTTTTGATGAGAGTGTACCGACGAGATACGATTGACCCAGATGGTTTAAAACTGATACCTAAAAATTTGAAAAGTTTAGGGTGTTTCTTTTTCATGTTCATAAGTCGCGTCTTTACTCGTGTATTCAGGCGTTTAGATATCTCTCCCAATTTGTTCCATAGTAACAATTTAGTTGCTTGAAGTTTTCCAAAGTATTCTGGGTTTACAGGCATCCTAGGAACAAACTTTGCATCTATATCAGGGGTCACTATTCTATCTTTGAAATCCACGTATAAATTGAAGGCTTCCCCCCCACTCACAATGATATCACCCATCTTCTTCATATACTCTGATATTTCACCGATAGTCTCTATGATGATATCTCTGAGTGAGTCTGTTATGATAATATATACAACTTTTTCAAAATCTTTAGATTTATGAGTGCTGTGAACACGCGAACGAAACTTCCCAAGATCTCTTTGAGCGTTCCTGTCGAAATACTTTTTCAATTTTTCATCTTTGAAAAATAAATTTTCTTGAATGAATTTGTCAATCACTGACTTCGAATAAATCTGGTCATCCATTAATATATTGTGATATAATAAATGGTCTGCAACGTGATTGAGAATTGCAGATGCTATGCATATAAAGGTGACATCAAACAATTCTGTGGGGTTAGAAAAGGTCAAAATGTTCTACCATGTTCTGATGAATGTTGTGCTGGGGGATGTCCTCAAAATGGTACAAGACAACCTTTCCGTTTTATAGATAGACCTGAGCGAGGTATGATTATCACACCCAAAGTAGCAAACACCTTTATACTATTAGCAATTGTCGTACTTCTTGTTCTGTTATACATAGACTTAAAGATTGGACGGGTAAGAAAGATATAATGTCTTTCGAAACCATCCAAACCGAGATCACCGCCCTCCGCAACGATATCAAGAACCTGGCTAAGCTTGTCCGCAAGGTCAAGAACACACAGGAGGATCCCGATGGTGAGAAGGCTAAGGCTCGCGCTGCCAACAACGGTTTCAACCGCAAGCAGGATGTTACACCTAAGTTGCGCGAATTCCTCGGTCTTCCAGCCGAAGAACTCATCTCCCGCTCAGAGGTGACTAAGTTTATCACCAAGTACATCGCTGAACAGGGTCTCAAGCACCCCGAGAACGGTCGCCAGATTGTCCTCGACGGCAAGCTCCGCGAACTCCTCGCACCCCCTGCCGAAGTTGTTGTTACTTACCTTAACCTGCAGAAGTACCTCTCTCCCCATTACATCAAGAAGGAGGCTTAAAAAATAAACACATTCTATAATAAAACATGGTGACTTTCCTTACAAAGGAAAGCGCTGAACAACTTGTTGGTACAAAGATCAAAAACCTTGATTTGTACCAAAAGGCATTTACACATAAATCTGCTCTCAAGGAGTATGAACAATTTACAGAATCCTTCGAAACTCTCGAATTTATTGGTGACTCGGTCCTCGGCTTTGTAATCACAAAGTTTTTGTTTGATCGATATGAAAGTCGTCAAGAAGGTTTCCTCACGAAAGCTCGTACAAAGCTTGTTCGTGGTGAAACCTTAGCGAAGATTGCAGATGCATTAGGTCTAAGCCCTCTCGTCATCATGGATGAAAAGGGGTTAAGAAATAACTGGAACAATAACCCTAAGATTTTAGAGGATGTTTTTGAGGCCCTCATCGGTGCCATCTACATGGATATTGGTCTTCTTCATGCTAAGGAGTTTATCCTTAGGATTTACCAAGACCCCAAATTTGTGGATATGAACTCTATCATGGTGGATGATAACTTTAAGGATCATCTCATGCGCCACTGCCAAGTTCAAAACTGGCCACTCCCAGAGTATAGGGTTGCCGCACACCACGAGGGATTGTTCTACATTGATATTTTCATCAATGACGGGTTTTGTGCGAGAGGTGTAGCAAAAAGTAAGAAACAAGCTGAACAAAATGCTGCACAGACGTATTTTCAGGTTAAGGAGGAACTTAAAAACTACAACTTTAGTTAATATAAGATGCACCCCAACGTCAAGGCTCTTTTAGAGCGTGAGTATGCTGCGCAAAAGTCGGAAGAGTGGCTTGCTCTCCGTGGTAAGATGTTGACTGCTTCAGATGCAGCTACAGCCATCGGTGTAAATAAATATGAAACACCTGCGGAACTCCTACTAAAAAAATGTGGTCTCGGTGAGAAATTCATGGGTAATGCAGCTACACGACATGGTGAGAAATATGAGGATGAGGCTCGTATACTCTATGAAGAGAGGCATGGCGAAGTCGTACACGAACTTGGTCTTTGTCCTCACCCGGTCCATACATGGCTTGGTGGGAGTCCTGATGGCGTCTCTGAATCTGGGAAATTGGTGGAGATTAAATGCCCCCCGATGCGACAGATTGTACCTGGGGAAGTACCAATCCATTACATGCCCCAGCTTCAGTTGTGTATGGAGATTTTAGACTTAGAAGAAGCAGATTTTATTCAATATAAACCAGCAGAGACCAATTGGCCTAAACCCGAAGAATTTGATGTCGTTAATGTTAAGCGAGACCCCGAATGGTGGAAAACCAATTACCCAATCATGAAGGAATTTTGGGAAAAGGTTTTATACTTTAGGGAACACCTAGATGAACTTCCTCCACCTAAGTTGAAGAAGACTCGTAAGAAAAAAGAACCTGAACCAATTATCTGTGAAGTGCATAGCCTTCCAGACGAAGATCCCTATTATGACGACTGAAGAACAATACACTTTGGCGAAGAACACCCTTAACGGGCGTCTCTTTGCCCCTTATCAAAGAGAAGGTGTCCTATGGATGCTCACAATGGAAAAACAGGCATCGGGACCCAAAGGTGGGTTCCTTTGTGACGAAATGGGTCTGGGTAAGACCGTACAACTCGTGGCTACCATGCTTGGGAACCCGAAGCCTCGTACACTCATCATCTTACCCAAATCTATTATCACCCAATGGGCGGAAGAAATCAACCGCTTCGCACCCAACTTGACGATCAATATCTATGATGGTCCAGAACGGAAAATGAAAGAGGCTGATGTGACACTTGCACCTTATACTTTACTCACGGTGAAGGGTGGTGGAGCAGATGCGAAGACACCTCTCCATATGGTACAATGGGATCGAGTCATCCTTGATGAAGCCCATGAGATTCGTAACAATAAGTCCAAACTTTTCAAGAGTGTGTGTCGCCTCCAGACTCAAATCAAGTGGATTGTAACTGGTACACCGGTGTTCAACTCCATGGAGGACTTTGTGTCCCTGTGTACTTTCTTGGGTCTTTCAAAGGTGGTTGTGCAGGGTATGACCAACAAGATCAAAGATATATACATTCTTCGCAGGACCAAAGAAGACTTGGCTCAAATCAATGAGCGTCTTCGTTTACCACCATGTTACTTTGAGAATGTGGAACTTGAGATGTACCCAGATGAGAAGCAACTCTATGAGATTGTGTTCCTCGAGGCACAGGAGACGATCAGAGATGCGTTCAGGAACGCACAGAGTTTGAACGCCAAGAACATGGTGATCTTGGAGTGTCTTCTTCGAGCCAGGCAGTGTATGATTTGGCCTCAAATGTACATCGACGGTGTCGCCAAACAAACTGGTGTACAATCGGAGAAGTGGGTTGGACGTTCCAAGAAGATGGAGACTCTCTTCGAGATGGTCAAGTCCCACCCCAGTGAGAAGACCCTCATTTTCTGTCAGTTCAGAGGGGAGATGAATCACATCCAGAAGAATATGGAAGGTCCTGTATTTCGCATCGATGGCTCAGTCCCCAAGGAGGAGCGGGTCAAGCAGATTGAGGGTTTCAAAAAGGCTGCCCCGGGTGCAGTCTTCATTATCCAAATCAAAGCTGGGGGGCAAGGATTGAATCTTCAGGAAGCGACACGCGTTTATATTACGGCACCTTCATGGAATCCTTCTACGGAATTACAGGCGATTGGTAGGAGTCACAGGACGGGTCAAACCAAATCGGTGTATGTCAAGAAACTAATCTACAAAGAGTGTGCGCGTTTTGTGAGTGTTGAGGAAGAGATTCTCGCGCTCCAGGGGCATAAGTCTATTGTGTGTTCAAAAGTGCTTAACGATGAACGAATTGAAAAACAAATCCCTGTCAACAGGACATCGGCAAAGATTTCAATCTTGGACATCAGGAAAATTTTCAAAGCGTAAGATAAAGATGATTGGTTCCCGCGCTGAAGTTTTCCACGGCAACGCTGACAAGACCGCTGGTGGTCTGATGAAGAAGGAGTTGATGATGAAGGATGGTCGTATCATCTCCAAGGCTGCGAGTAAGGCTGCGAAGAAGTCGCTCAAGTCCAACCCCAAGTTCCAGGCGTTCATTGAGCTCGCGAAGGAGAAGGCTGAGAAGAAGGAGACCTTCTGCCTGGTCCCCAAGAAGGGTAGCAAGACCTACAAAAAAATAATCAAAGCTAGTAAGTAAGTATGTCTCTCGCAAAGTGGGAAGATTCTGTGAAGATAGCTAAGATTAAATGTGGTATAGACCCAAAGAAATTTACCAAGATTCAGGGTAAATTGCTTAAGGAGGCTCAGGCTGTTTATAGTATTTTGCTTTTAAATAAATCTAAATGATAAATTGAAATCCCTTAAGATTCTGTGGCTCGTAGACTACGAGTTGATTCAGTTTCCAAGTGCATCCAAACTTTCTGTTCAAGAAATACACGCTGTTAAGTTCTACCATAGCGTGTCCCGAATTTCTTGCATAGAGACCATTAGTCGCCTCATCATTCATAGGGTTTTTGTCTGCGTTAAATACATTTGCTTTTACATTGTCATCTGAGTCCGTGTCTACCTTAACACGAAACTTGGGTTCACGACCCTGTACCTCCTTCAAATTTGAATTGAACATAGGCATAAGCTCTTCTTTGGTCATTGTACTACCAAAGATCGCTTCACTTTGCTCGACAACCGAATCGATGATTTTGTTCTCAAGATTCTTGATAGATTCATAAAACTTTTTCATGTAGTTATCATCTTCGTCATATCCCTTAATAGCGAAATCGATGTTATATTTTGTAGGACCAACTTCTGGAGTGAACCCTGATACCCCGAATGGCATATACATACGGGGGAATTGAATACGTAAGGGTGTTCCCTGTTTTGTAGAGATGACAATTTTGCGTTGTTTATATTGATTGATTTGAATAGTTTCAATTGCGTTGTCCATGTCGTATTCTACTTCTTTTACATGTCAAAACTTTAAGCCGAACACGCGACACAATCTGGCTCAAGACTGAATTGGATTGGTCGAGCCTTAGCCTTTGAACGAAGATAATACATACCTGTTTTGAGACCATTCTTCCATGCATACATGTGCATCGATGAGAGTTTGGACATTGTGGGACTTTCCATGAAAAGGTTCATAGACTGAGACTGATCAATAAAACGACCACGATCCGCCGCCATATCGATGATACATTTCTGACTAATTTCCCATACAGTCTTGTAGAGTTTCTTGATATCCTCAGGAATGTCCGCGATATTTTGGATGGACCCACCAGCCTTTACCATGAGATCCTTCATCTCCTTGGACCAGAGCCCAACCTTCTTGAGATCATTGACCAGATGATTGTTGACCACGACGAATTCCCCAGCCAGAGTGCGTCTCAAGTAAATGTTTGTGGTGTAGGGTTCGAAACACTCATTGTTACCAAGAATTTGAGCAGTGGAAGCGGTTGGCATTGGTGCTAAAAGGAGACTGTTCCTAAGTCCCTTAGTTTTCACGCGTTCACGCATCGCGTCCCAATCATAGCGACCACTGAACTTGGTCTCACCCTCCCACATATCGGGTTGGAGAATACCCTGGGAAGCTGGAGACCCTTCAAAACTCTCATACGAACCATTGACTTCAGCCAATTCAGAACTCGCCTCTAGAGCAGCGTGGTACATAGTCTCAAAGATATGGGCGTTCATGAGACGCGACTCTTCACAGTCAAAGGGGAGACCGCACAGGATGAATACATCCGCGAGACCCTGAACACCTAAACCAATAGGGCGGTGTCTCATGTTGGAACGCCGGGCAGTCTCTACAGGGTAGAAGTTCCGATCAATGACACGATTGAGGTTCTTCGTAACAGTCTTGGTGACTTCATGAAGCTTTTTATAATCAAAAGTCTTCGCCTCCTTGTCAACATACTTGGGAAGGGCGATAGACGCCAGGTTGCATACAGCAGTCTCATCCTTGTCTGTGTACTCAATAATCTCTGTGCACAGATTTGAACTCTTAATGACACCCAAGTTCTTCTGGTTACTCTTAGAGTTACACGCATCCTTGTAAAGCATGTATGGTGTACCAGTCTCCGTTTGAGACTTGAGGATTGCCTTCCACACTTCAGCTGCTGGGACAGTCGCATTGGCAAGACCCTCTTCCTCGTACTTGGTGTACAGCTCCTCAAACTCCTTACCGTAAACATCAGAGAGACCCTTAGCCCTGTCTGGACAGAAGAGTGACCAATTACCACCTTCTTCAACCCTCTTCATGAAAAGGTCTGGAATCCATAGCGCGGAGAAAAGGTCTCTGCAACGCGCCTCATCATCACCTTGGTTGAGACGAAGCTCTAAGAAGTCCATGATATCCGGATGCCAAGGCTCTAAGTAGACCGCGATAGACCCCTTCCGACGACCAGCCTGGTTCACGTACCGTGCTGTGGCATTGAACACTCTGAGCATTGGGATGATACCATCAGATTGACCGTTTGTCCCCTTAATTCGAGACTTGTTGCCGCGAATGTCATGGATATGCATACCGATACCACCAGCCCATTTACTAATTTGAGCACACTCTGTGAGTGTCCCATATATACCATCGATGGAGTCTTCCTTGTTGGCGATGAGGAAGCATGAAGACATCTGGGGTCGGGGTGTACCAGCATTGAACAATGTCGGTGTGGCGTGGATGAAAAGACCGCGTGACATCTTATCATATGTATCAATTACAGAGGGTACATCGGTGCCATGTACACCAATAGCGACACGCATGAACATATACTGGGGGGTCTCGACGAGTTTACCATCAACGCGTTGGAGGTAACTTTTTTCGAGAGTTTTAAGACCGAAGTACCCAAAATCGAAATCACGGTCAGGGTTAATAGTACCCTTAACATGTTGTGCAACTTCAGCAATCTCATCTGTTACTACACCAGCCTTGTGAAGTTTGCGCATGGCGAGGTGAAAGTTGTTAGGGCATACCTTCTGGATGTTACTCGCGACAATTCGTGTTGCGAGTGTTTCATAATCAGGGTCGGATGTGATCATACCGATGCATATTTCAGCGGAGAGTGTATCAATTTCCTGTGTAGTAATAGTGTCATATAGAGATGAAAATACCTGCTGGGCAACCTTGGTAGAGTCACACTTTTCAGAGAGTCCGTATGTTAAATTCTTGATCCTATTGGTGACATTATCAAATTTCATATCCTCAATACGACCTGAGCGTTTAGTGACCTTCATATACATTCTCTTCAATTTTTATTTTTAACTTACTTCTTGCAATCAAGATCACCACTTCGCACAGAAACAGTTCCGAAAGTCTCAAACTTTCGGTTAGGTTGGAGAAGGTAGGTGTTCACGAAGAATGGACCCATCTCACCAGCCTTGGCCACTGGAGGGTAAGAACCAACGAAGCAGGCTGGGGGTTTGCAGGGAATTTCCTCAACATTTTGGGGTTTGTTGTTATATACTTCATTGAAGTCAGCGAAGTTCACCATTTACTATTTACACACAATTTTTTTCGGCGGATATATTAAATGTGTGACAATCTCCACCTCGATTCTCTTCAGCAGTGTGAGACTCCACTGAACATCCTCTTTTTTTCGGATTTCAATAAGAATATTCTTCAACGAGGTATCCGTCAGACCTTCAAGAACAGGAGCGGCATTGCCATAGATTATCAAAACCCTGATGATTTGTATGCGATCATGCGTGTCGTGTTCATAAACAACTCTGGTGATCACTATAGGAAGGTCAATGAACAGGTGAAATACATGAACACTAAAGTGATTGACACGGCTATTTCTCAGATTCAGACTGGTGTGTCCCAGTATATCGCATACGCGAATGATATTGATTCGACACGTACAATCATGGATCAACCAATAAATACCAGTACCGTCGGGAAAAAACTTGACATCAACACCAAGATCGGAATCAATTAAAGATTCTGGTTCAAGAAGTAGTAAGTAATGAGCTTGAACTACTACAAATGCGAAACTGAGAAAGTGTGTAGGGCCAAGGGTTGGGATCGAGCTGCTGTAGATACAGTATGGCTTCTCCTGACAGAGGAGTTTGGAGAGCTTGCATCCGCTATCAGACAGTATAAGAAAACGTTCAAAAAACAAAACCTCAAGAAGGAGAGGGGTACGGATGTAATGATGGAAATGGGAGATGTATTTAGTTATCTCTTTCAGTTGGCACACATGTTGAATGTTGACCTAGATCAGATGTGGGAAGAACATCGCTATAAAATGAAGAGTAAAAATTATAATCTGAACTAATACTAATTATGAGTAAGTTTATGCTCGATGATGAAGATGCGATCAATGATGTGAATCCATTTGTCACACACGACTTCTCCCTTCCAGGAGGTGTGCGACAGACGGGTGATTTTGCTGATTTTCAGGAAGTAGTCCCTGATGTAAACATGTTCAATGATAAGAAGAGTGTATTCTGTAGTGTTGGTCTCTGTGTGGATGAGACTGAACCCTGTGTCATTAATAAGAAGGTGCGTCCCCAACGTAACATCGACACCGGATTCACTTGTGATAGGAGGCAAGTGAAGGTTGGTGTCTCCAAAAAACAGAGAATGTCATACATCGGACTCTTTATCATTCTATTTTTCATTGCTCTAATTCTAGTATACGCAAGATATTGAAGAAGTACTCGAGACGTGACTTATTTATACACTGCTCAATAACATTCGGAACAACCTTTTTACAAAACTTCTTGATGAACTCCATCTGCCAAGCACTCTCCATATTTACACGGGGTGGTTGGAATGTTGGATCCAGAATCTTAGTGGCGTGCGCGATACGAATATAGTTACGATCACTTTGTTCATAGGCTAGAACATTGTCGAGTGCAAGTTCTGCCATGCGTTGCCGCACCTCAATACTCTTAGAGACCATAGTATCAAGAAACTTTTCATATTGAATAGACTGTTTACCTGATTGAATAAATGTCCAGTCCCCTAATGGACTAGTGTTCATATAATCGGTAAATGTTGTATACCCCTTTCCCTTTTTATAACTCTCATAAACGATTTCAACATATGCCAGGTCAGATTCTACATCATGTATAGATTTAGCCGATTTGAGGAAAGAGGTCATTACATAAAGAATGCTTGCTTTCTTTAAACCTAAGTGGATCATTTCCATTTGCAAAAAGTATGTTCAAAGATGTACTCATCTATTGCAAACGATAGTTTTTCATACCTCTTGACCCTCGATGATATGCGAAAAAATTTACCAGAGGAGACCCGTCCTTCGTGGGTAAAGGTTACGACAATCACCATGATATCCAGCTTCAAGCGTGAGATCGATATTAAAAAGCTACGAAGTATTTTCGAGGAAATTGGGTCTTACAAATTGCGACGCGATGGTTCGAACACGGAAGGATTTGAATGGAAATTGAAGCCAACGACATTTTACAATCAGGTGACCTTGTCCTATCATGATAATTACAGTACTAAGTCTGTCAAGGTGTTTCCCAACGGAAGTATACAGGTTGCGGGGTGCTGTGACCTGTTTGATTGTAAGCGTGTCATCACACAGCTTGTGTATATCTTCAAAAAATTCCTCAATATGGATATTGACAGCATATCCACTGACACCTTCCGTGTCGTTATGATTAACTCCAACTTCAGTCTCAACTACAATATCAACCTCATGAAAGTAGCTAATTGGTTCGAAGAGTACGATGACATCTTCAAAGTTTCTTTCGAACCAGATAGGTATTCTGCAGTGAAGATTAAATTCAAACCCTCAGAGGACATGAAGGAAATCACATGCAGTATCTTCAGCACAGGTAAAATTATCATCACAGGTGCCGAGACCCTCAAGGAAATTGCATTCGCCTACAACATCATCAACCAGCACATAAACGAGAATCCTGAGATTAGGGTATCTCGTACAGAGGAGACCGATGTTTTTGATATTTACCTGGGGTACAGGTGTGCACCATTAATTAAAGATCTCAGAGAGAAGGGATTCAAATCTTGGATGCAAACGATCACCAACAGACAAATTAATTTCTAGTTTTATAATAACAATATGTCTCAACGACTTGGTATGGCCGATGGTCGGTGTTTCACCATAAACTCTTCCGCCCAACTTTTCAACAACTATGTGATGAAGCAAAACAACATCACTTTTGAGGACAACTACTCATACCGCAAACTTCTCCAGACGCAAGGTCCCCAACTCCTCTCCAAGGTGCAAGACCTGCAGGGTAAGAAAGACTGCAACAACTGCAACGTACCCCTTCTCAAGATTCCCGATATCTACTAACTGAGCTAAATCACGGAAAAAACTTTAAAATCTCTCTATAGAATGTCGACGTGTTCTATATGTCTCGGTGAAGTCCGATCGACGAGGACAAATCCTCCGATCCGATGTGGACATATATTTCATTCCCACTGTCTACAGGGATGGAAAGACCGAGGTAAGAATACATGCCCAACTTGTAGAAAAGTGTTTGATGCTTCTCCGTTTAAAATTACAGTGACGATTCAAAACAATTACACAGCAGAGGCAAACTCTGTGTCCTTGAACGAAGAATCTATTTTGGACGCCTTAAACCTATTTGATATCAACTTTGATGTCGAAAATTTACCCGATATAGAAAGCATTCTATCGGATCTTGGGATGGGTTTGACCGACTTTGATCCCAGTGTTTTTCACGCAGAATGAACTACAATACTTTTCATAGTTTAGCCCAGGGTAATCCCTGGAAGCTTTGCGAGGATCTCCTATAGCCTTACCCTTGGCGTCAGTCAGAAGTGGTCCAGTTGCCCACCCACGCTTGTGACTGAATACATTCGCCTTAAAGACTACACGTTTACCTATTTTGAATTGACCACCCCTCTTTACACGCGACTCGGGTACTTTGAAAAACTTAGCAACAGAAGAGATGGTGTCATTAGGCTTAACTTTGTATTCCACAACTCCATGTTGTTTGTAAAAATGGAAATCACCTCGGCGGATGTAATTCTTAGCACGCCCAGGCGACACAAACATCATCACCTTGTAGTAGCCCTTCTTACACTTTTCATTTCCATCAACCTTATAGACCCTCTTGGGATTATCCGATACGACACGCTTGGGGAGATTGGTGCAGTGAGTATAGGTATGATTCCTATTTGACATCCCAGAACGATCACCAGGAATAGATTTTTGCCATCTATACGCTTCATAGTCACCCACCGCATAGGCGTAACAATTATTGTTTCCAATACCAGTCGTCGTTCCCCAACGCCTGTTTGTGAACTTACTTTCGGATCCACTCAGAGGGAGAAGTCCCTTCATTTATAGTTTAATTAGAAAAAAATATCTGTATGTAATAAATGATTCAAGAAGTAACTAAGGCCGAGACTCGATCCGACGCACTCATGGAGTTTCTCACCTTCGTGCTCTCCATTCTCATCAGTACATTCTTACTCCGTATCGTGTGGAACCGTTCCCTCGTGAAGCACATCACCGTCCTCAAACCCATCAACACCCTGATGGATGCTTTTATCCTCGCCGTTTCTCTCCAGATTGTGAGAGGTATTTAAATCTCGTTGTACCCAACGATGATCTCACCATTGGGGTGCTTTAAGGTAGGGAAGGCATCCATGCCATCACATCCACCTTTGTCACAATCCACAAAGGTGTGTGACTTACCATTCTTTTTCATATACTCTAACTGCTTACGAGTCCAACCACAACCCATGGTCCCGTAAACAGTCCAACCCTTACCACCACCACTGGAGGTCTTCTTGGTCTGAAGAAGAATCATGATATTGATCAGTGCGAGAATGATGAACGCGAGCATTGTTTTATATCATACCTATACATTTATTTTCGGCGGACAACAGGTCTTGGCTTCGCCTTCATCACCGCAATCGCACGAGCCATCGCTACTTTTTGGTTGACTGGCGTTTTTGGTTTAGGAGCTACAATCTTAATCATAGATTTAACTTTTACCACGGGGATTGCTTTTTGTAGTGCTGTTTCACCAGTGAAGAATGGTTTTGATAGGACGGTCTCGAAGCTTGGAATCGATGCTTCATGTGGTTTTGTATTTTTGACGGTAACCATGGGTTTTTCGATAAATTTCACACCACGTAATCGATAGTTCTTCACCACAGCTGAACGACGTGCAAGGTACTCCTGAGGATAAAGCGTTTTAATGAAATTTCTAATTGTATTTTCGGTTTTTGTACGTGGTTGACGAACTAGTCCGTATATTCCATTCAAGAAATAGTGTAAATCATAAAACTTGTTAGACTTTCTAGAAATTCCTATATTTATGTAATTATCCCGATTGATGAGGGGATTCTTAATTCGAGGAAATACTGAAAACCCAAAATCAATCATGACCGCCTCAAATCCATCATTCGAAAGAGTGTATTTTTTATCTTTCAAATTAATTTGAATATCCTTCTTGGGAACTCGACGCACCAAAATGTTTCTAGTGTGGAGATCGTGATGCCTAAATCCTGGATACTTCTGTTGAATGCGGTACAGATTATATATCACCTGCGCCATAACTGATTTTATCGACTCTAAACTAGGTTGGTTCCATAACCATTCACCTAACTCCTTACCCTTGATGTATTCAGAATAGAGAATGTCTTTATTGTCGCATGTCTTATACAAGTACATTTTGGGAACATCAAAGCCTTCCAACTTTTTCGCAATCGTGTACTCCATTTTTGGGTTGATTTCATCGAGTGCCTTTTTGTACTTTGCAAGTGGCACGTCATTGTTTTTTTCACGCAACGAAGGTGTCCTAATTTCTTTGTAGACGATGTACTTCTCACATTTATCATCGATACACCCACGATATACCTTTCCATAATCACCTTCACCAATTTTTACGGCTCCCTTGGTCATCGTTCCATCTTTCTTTTTCAACCAGAGATGGGACGCAGGGGCACACGCCTTCTTACCCCTGAGTATTTTCTTTAGGGTAGCGTTCATACTTACAATTCAAATATATTTTAATTTTATTTTGTCAAATACTTTACAAATGAAAAGTATTTGAAAAAATGAAAAGTTTTATTAAGTTTTATTAAGTTTTTATTCATCAACCTCCTCAATCTCATCGACCTCCTCAATCTCACCTTCGACATCATCTTCGGGGAGGTTTAGACCCTGAAAGGCAAATGAAGGGAGTTTGACTGACTGCTCTAAGAGAGTCTGTTGGAGTCGGATGGTTACACCGAACTTGTTATCGATGAACCAAATCTGATTGAGGTCAACGATAGCCATACACTTCTGTCCCTTCTCGATGGTGTCGAGGGTGACAGGTTGCTTCTGCATCGAATACGCCTCTGGTACAAAGGTACCATCGGGTTTGGTGAGGATCTTGAGTTTGATAGTTGAAGGGTATTGTTCCTTACCGGGGCGAACCATGGGTTTGTAGAGTGCCTCTTTGAGAACCGCGACATTGAACTCCTTACCAAGCCACTCCTTAGAGTTCTCAGCGACGGTGTTCACGATAATATCGTCGAGTTCCTTGAGTTTTTCATGAAGATCCATAGCCTCCGTATTATCGGGGTCAAAGGACAGATCAAGGGAGTAGGATGTGCGTCCAGTACCCTCGTCAGTGAAGGCACTCAAACCATAAGGGGAACGCATGAATGGGAACTGAATGTAGAGTTTCTTGTTGTCGCCGGCATTGAGGTAGACGGCCTTGCCGCCATTTTTGTTTTTACGAAGTTTCGAGAACTGCACGGAGGAAGCAGAGAATTCGGTAGATTGTTGAATAGAGAGTGACATTGTTTGGTGGTTATATTTATACTAGGTGGCTTGCCTTTAAGTCATGTTCCATCGGTTAATATATTTTCCAACTTTATATTCATATTTCGCTTTATCACCATTGGGAATTGGTGGGGTAGTCATTACAACGGCAGCTCCATTGTAAAATTGAACCACGGACTTATGCATCTGGGCACGAGTATCTTGATTAGCAACATCAACACGGTTAATTACAACAACCTTGGCTACTTCCTTTTCACCACCAAGATCAAGATCTAAAAATTGACCTGCACCAGCACCAGCTTTACTATGAGCCGTGTTTGTTAAATTATCATCATTGGCGAATTTGGCCGCCCAGTGTGGGTGATGGGTAGTGCTTAATGTAGCTGTGCCTGTAAGAGCGATATTAGTACCAGCTTTATCAAATACTTGTATTTCAGCTAGGATTAAGTTATCAGTACCGAAGTTTTGGAGGCGAATCTTAGTCGTCTTTATGGGTGTCCCATCAGTATTGGTGGTCATGAAGGCGTCACTTTTAGGGTCATACTCAATAAGGTGAGAAGAACCATCAGTCCATGTTGGAATAGCCTTTGTCGCCACACTAGTGGTACCCTTAAGAACTTCAATGTTAACACCACTCACCTCCGCAGTTCTCGCATCCGTACGAGGTAAGATTTGGATACGCTGAATCTTTTTCACCACGCTAAACTTGAATTCGATGAATGTATCGGTATCACTGTTCAGGTTGTGGAATGGGGCATTCATTAAATCAAAGTTTGTGAGTCGTTCAACCCCACCCCAATTTGGTTGAGTTGCACTGGATGTAACAGTCACACCCCCATCGTGACTGATGAGTTTATCAGTTTCGTCATATATCATGACTTCAGAGATCATGAGAGGACCGTCGGTGCGTGTAAGCTTGACAGTGTCAGCTTCTACGTAGGTTTTAGCGGCTACAGCTGATGGGGTTTTGCCTGTCTTGGTGGCCACAATTGTTTTTTTTTCATCACCACCCATCATAGCAGCCATACTAGAGGAAGAACATAACAATAACACCAAAACCAATAATATGATTTTTTTACGCTTTTCCATAATGTTATACTTTATGATACTATAATAATTAGCGATATTCTTGGAAATCTTATCAAATTGTGTCTGGGTGGCTCGACTTTAAGTGTATTTTTTTTGTCAACATATAACAAAAGTAATCATGGGTCTATTTAAAGATTGCGGCTGCGGCTGTAACGGAAAAAAGCAGGAGGAGAAGCTTATCATCTCCCTCATTTCTGGTATGACATTTTTCATTGTCGCCAACCCTGAGACTTTCCGTCTCATCAGGCGAGTCTTAGGTTCTTGGATCGCGACCCCCACCGGTTGCCCCTCGACCCTCGGTCTCCTCGTCCACACATTGGTGTTCGTCCTCATTGTTTGGGGTATGATGAACCTCAAGAAGAGTGGTGGGGTGAAAAAGAAGAGTGGGTGTGGTTGTGGTGGCTCCAAGAAGGGTAAGAAGGTTGTCTTCGCCCCAGCAGTCGAAATGGTTGACGCCCCCGACGCTGAACCTGGCTTCGGTGAACCCCAACTCGAGTTTACTGACAGTGGTCACACCTTGGAGCCTATGGGTTTGGACTCAGCCGGAAGTATGTTCGATTAAATATTTTTTAAAACAATTGTATTCTACAGTCAATTTGGATAAATTGATAGTAAAATATTTAACAATAAATTAAAATGAAAATGCCTTAATCTCTTTATCATTACCGATTCTATAGTTCTCGGTTCCAGAACTCATATATTTATCTTTGAGATATTTTTCAACTTGTATAATTTCGGCCGTTGTAAGTACACGATTGTAAAATATAACCTCCTTCATAGCCCAGTCAGACGATTCCTTAGCTACAAATTGACCAGAGTTAATAGTAATTTGACCTGGTGCCCCTCCTGGGGATTCAACAGTTTTCTTATCAACACCATTTAACCTATAAATTGCCATCGAATCTGTTCCTTGTACCAGTTCAGTGCTTCCATTGGGTAGTACACCTTTCTCATGTGCAGTCAACCACCCATTATGATGTGCAACACCAACACGTGAACCCCACCAGGTAGAAAGCCAGTTATTATTCGTAGCATCGAAAATGCGAGCCTTCGTAGCACCATTGTATTTACCAACATAGAGGAGTGTGTATGCACCACCCGTACCAATAACTGCCGCTGGGAATTTCAGACCATCCGCTTTTGTACCTGTTACATCCGTAGCGGTGACTTTTAGGGTTCCGCGGTCAACGGGTGCATTATTAGCATTACTAGATTTATCGTTCCATACAGACGCTGTAGCCGACCCCACGTCGTAGCGACCTGAGAGTCCTGTGATGCTTGTTGGAAATGGGTCTACTGGGGTTTTGTCTCCAGCTCCCATCATTAGGGCAGCTCCTGCACTAGAAGAAACGCATAACAATAACATCAAAACCAATACTATTTTACGATCCATTATTATATACTTTATATAATTTTTTTTTATTAGAACTCCTCATCAAAACCAATATCGTCTGATGTGTCATCCATCTTCCCGTAATCCCCCACCCGCTTCTCGAAGAAGTTTGTTTTACCATCAAGGCTAATATTTTCCATAAAGTCAAAGGGATTTTTAGAGTTCCAAATTGGGGGTTGACCAATTTGTTTGAGGAGGCGGTCAGAGACATACTCGATGTATTCAGCCATCTTCTCTGAGTTCATACCGATAAGGTTACATGGGAGTGCATCGATGATGAAACCCTTTTCAATTTCAACGGCTTCCTTCACGATGGAGTGAATAACTTCTGTTGATGGTTTATTGCGTAAAAGTTTGAAGAGTTCAACTGCAAACTCCTGGTGAAGCCCTTCATCTCGGGAGATGAGCTCATTACTAAAACAGAGACCGGGCATGAGTCCTCTTTTCTTTAGCCAATAGATGGCACAAAAACTTCCAGAAAAGAAGATCCCCTCTACACATGCGAACGCGAAGAGACGCTCAGCGAAAGAACGAGTTTTGGTATCGAACCACTTGAGAGCCCAATTCGCCTTTCGCTCGATGCAGGGGACAGTTTGGATAGCTTCGAAAAGTTGTTTCTTTTCCGCACCATCTTTGATGTATTTATCAATAAGTTTAGAGTAGGTCTCCCCATGAACCATTTCATTATGGCACTGGTATGCATAGAATGAACGAGCCTCGGAGATTTGTACCTCATCCGCGAAATTGTTATTGATATTTTCAAAAACAATTCCATCAGAACCAGCAAAAAATGCCAGGATATACTTTATGAATTTTTGTTCGTTATCGTTTAGAGTAGTCCAGTCGTCGAGGTCTTTAGAGAGGTCCACCTCCTCAGCAGTCCAATTGGACATCTGAGCCTTCTTGTAGAGTTCCCAGAGCTCAGGATACTTCAGGGGAAATACAGTGAATCTATTGAGTGTAGGTGCTAGGATTGGTTCGTATTCATCTTCTATATATTCTTGAAATTTGAAGTAGTCCCCGATACGACGCTCGTCAATAAATATTTGAGGGTAAGTTGTAACAGATCCATCACATAATTGTTTTAATGCCTCCTTCTCAATCATCACCTTCTCGTAATACAAACCCTCAGACTCACATAGTGCCTTTGCGTGGTCACAGTACTCACAACCCTCCTTCGAATAAATAATAACTTTCATCTGTGCTATTATCCCTGAATATTTTTTGTGTAAAAACTCTAAGCATGATTGTGCCCTCTGAAATAATTCAGGATGATATACTTAAACTATTAGTAAATGAAGACGGGATTGAAGACGAAATGTACGGGGTGGTTGGAATGAATACTGGTAGAACTCTTGGCCTGAGATACCTCAATCCCACAGAACAATTTTACAAAAATGCTTGTGTATACAAATTAGACGGAGGGGACCTTTCTCCAGCCCCATATGAAAGTGTTCTCGAACACCACCCAAGTGGGACGACTTTTGAAGATCTTGAGATAAAAGCAATTGGTAATAACATGTTTGCATTTTATTCAGAAATAGACATTGAAGATAGTGATAGTGATATTTATGACGAAGGTCAAGATGGAGAGTCTGATCTAGAGGGTTTCGTTGTATCTGATAGTGAAGTCGTAGGTCAAGATATCCCTTTACCCCCAGGTCATGAAGCGATTGATAGAGAATGGAACGCGTGGGAACCATCCACTTCAGGTGGAAAGAGTTTCAAAGAAACGATTGATGCAATTGAAACGAGGGTTAGACGCCTAAGTCAGTGATGCGTTTTTTAAAAAATCTAAAAAAGGGTACCAAATTCAAAAGAATGCTGGAAACTATATGGTCCGAATTGGACACCCTATTACCAAAAGAAAACGAAGAAAAAACAGTAAATAGAAATTTTTGCATCGAATGCTCAGGAGTTAAAGTTATTACACGAGAAGGATTACCCACATGTTCAAGTTGTGGTCTCGTAGACTCGTATTTTATAGATGATACAGCGGAATGGACGAGTGGAGTGACGGATGGTGGAAAGGTAAATGACCCCTCGCGGTGCGGAAATCCGAATGCAAACCCCGAATTATTCTCACAAAATTGGGGGAAAGGAACTATTATCGCCACACAACGTGGTTCTACTTATGAAAACAAACGAATGGCGAAGATTAATTTTCACATGTCTATGAATCATAAGGATCGATCACTGTTCCATGCATACAAAGATATCGATGAAGCGTGTCATATGTTACCTGATTCAGTTCTGAAAGATGCGAAGATGATGTACAGAAAATTCAATGATGAAAAACTTACACGAGGTGCTGTAAGATTAGGTATCAAAGCAAACTGTGTGCTTTACGCCTGTCGTATGGCTCAGATCCCGCGTACAACTAAGGAAGTTGCGGATATGTTTGGGATACAATCGAAGGATGTGAGTCGAACAACTCAAATTTTTAAAGATAATATCCTAGGTGCAGCAGTGAAGAAGAATTATGTGACGAAGGCGTTTGATGTCATGCAAAGACTGTTGAATTCATTCGATATAACACGAGAGGATCGTTTACGATGTAACAAAATGTGTAATGCTACCGAGGATTGTGTAGATTTAATGAGTAAGACACCGAATAGCGTAGCGTCTGCGATCATTTACAATATTTTAGGTGATAGGGTTACGAAAAATGAGATGTGTGATAAATGTTCTGTGTCTATTCCGACACTAAACAAGATTGAGATGATTATTAAAAAACACTTAGAGGGTAAAGGATAAATCAAGTATATGGTGAGGGTTTTTCTTTCTACACCCTGTTATGGTGGATTATGCTTGGAAAAGTATATGACTAGTGTGATTAGACTTCAATTACTTTTAATAAAAGAAGGAATTCAACTCTATATCGATACAACTGAAAATGAATCTCTCGTTCACCGCGCCCGTAATGTAGCCGTAGGTCGTTTTATGCAAAAAACGGACTGTGATCTTTTCATGTTCATCGACGCAGATGTTCATTTTGAGCCAGAGGCTGTATTGAGACTTATCAAGTCTGGACATGATATATCTGTAGCGTGTTACCCCAAGAAAGTTGTGATGTGGGATCAAGCCGCCGAAGCCGTTAAAAAGGGTGACGATCGAGACATGTCAATGCTCTCCTCGAGTCTTGTGATTAATTTTGGCGCCAATAACCGTCCTATCCAAGATGGTTTTATCGAGATTCTTGATGGACCCACGGGATTCATGATGATTAAACGGTCAGTATTCAAGACACTCGAAGAAAAATTCCCAGACTTGTGGTGTAAGAATGACCACCAGAATCGTGATTTCGATGACTATCACGCATGCTTTGATTGTATGATCGACCCAGTAAACCGTAGATACTTGTCAGAAGACTATGCATTCTGTCGCCGTTGGCAACAAGCCGGTGGTAAAATCTATGCCGATGTAAATACTACCCTTGGTCATGTTGGAAATCTTCCATTCACGGCGTGTCTCAATGATAGGCTTAAGGTTTAGAGTGCACACTGTTGTATGAAGCTTATTACTATCTTAGTCACGCGTTCTAAATCGTGTCATGTGAAGACACTTCACACTGTTCTTAGATTAAATATGCAGTGTTTACAGAGGAATGTTGATAATAAAATTGTATATGTGAATGACGATACACTCGAAAAGATTGAAATGATTCGAAGTTGTATGAAGACACATGAGCGTATCATTTTCGTGGACTTCGGAATCCATGTAGATGATGAGTCAATCAAACAATTCTTTGAACCACATGATGGTGTGGGATGTCTCGTACTTCCAGGTGTAAAGGATGGAATCGACTGGGATCTCTTCAAGAAAAAGGTCCGTGAAAATTCGACCGAACCAATCGCTCAAATGGGTCTTCACTTTGATACTGTAGTAGGTAAAACAGTTTCCAAAGATATCTATAAAGTTGATTCCACCGATCCCAAGGCTTGGATGATGATTACAAAAAATGTCATTAAACATATCAAGGATAAAAAGACAGGAACTTGGAAACTCAGTTCCGATATGTTTCAAAAACTTTTACAACAAGGTGTACGAATTTACGCATTTACAGCAGCTAAGTTGACCCAAACATATACACATGAATGTATCAGTAATATTTTGAATGCTGCTGGTGTCAAAGTAAATTAAAGTTTAAGGTTGAATATATAATATGTCCACCCCACTTCACAAATACGTCATAGACTTTATCCACGCTCGTTGGGGGAGCAAGGAATATTTCCCGGGTCCACAACCCATCTCTATCGAACATAAACATTTTCCGATCCTCAAGGGGGGTGACTACCTTGTTTGTGAAAAGACGGATGGTGAGCGACACATGATGGTTGCCCTCATGTACGAAGGAAAGAAGAGATGTCTATTTGTAAATCGGGCTTTTAACATGTTTGAGGTACCTATCAATCTCAAAAAGAGTGCCTATGACGGAACCATCCTTGATGGTGAACTCTACGAAGGAACTCTTATGGTGTATGACGCCGTGTATGTCGCTGGTGAATCCGTGTGGAACAAAAACCTGAGGGAACGACTAGAAGCTTCAAAGACTCTCATGAAGTCTATCATTTATATGAAGTCTGATACATATCGTCTCAAGTGTAAGACGTTTCATCACATGAGGGATTTTCGGATGTTTATGGATGAATATCTCCCGAAGGTTACACAAAAAATAGATGGACTTGTGTTCACACCAGTGAATGAACCTATACGCATCGGTACACATGAGACGATGTTCAAATGGAAACCACAAGAGAAGAATACAGTGGACTTTCTCATGAAGAGAGAACCTTCGAGAGAAACACCTGGATTTAAAGCTGGTACACCTGCGTGGAGACTGTATGTACAGGAAAAGGGGAAGATGTTTTTTGAGAGTGAAATTCCATTTAATCGCATCGATGATGAACCTTGGTTCGAGGATGGAGCCATCGTGGAGTGTAAGTACGTCACATGGGAAGAGCCAATGTGGTGGAAACCCCTAAAGAGGAGGACGGATAAGAACCACCCCAATAATCGGAGAACCTTTTACAGAACTATCGTGAATATTAAGGAGAATATTCAGATGAAGGAGTTTTTAGATTGTAGACCATGAAATAATAACCAGCCTCCTCAGGGAGTGGGTGTTCTCGAATACTCTCATCATCTGCTAAAAACCATTTATTGCGTCTCTTCACCAAACCCACATAATGTCCATCATTTTGATGTCCGATATGCACTGCACATGATATGAGATTGTATTCATATTTATCAATCAGGATATTCTCAATAATTTTTACATGACTTTTTCTATCAAATGAAATCATAAAAACTTGAGGAAGTTTTGAGAAGAGCATACGCGTTGTGGCAACGTGATGCACCTTCCCCTCCGTGTCCTCAAATTGCTCTAGTGTATTCCAGTCAGTACTTTTAGATAACATCTCTCCCATATCATCCCCTTCCGAGGTTATCAAATGAACACTGAACTCTTCTTCATTCGATGACTTCCCCCCGGGCCAAATAGTTTCTTGTGTTTTTTTCCCGTAGAACCAGTGTTTTATTTCGGGTCTCGATGTTTCAAGGATGTCTATGATGCACAAGATAGTTTCCTGTACATCATGTTGTTCACTCGATTTGAAGCGAGGAAACTTTTCACGAAAAAGTTTTAAGAGTGTACCATTGTTGACACCCTCATTTCCTTTCGTCCAATAGTTTTTTGTAAGTTCCCCATATTCCTGAGTGAATGTACACTCCCCCGTATATGAATTGGATACGAAATAGTTTGTCAGGGCTGGGATGTACAACAGGCACTGTAGCGCTGTGTTGAAGTAGCATGTGTTCCCATGATTTTCGAGCCCCTTCATTAAATGTTATGTATAAAAAACACTTAAGAGAAAGACGCGTTTTCTAAATGTTAAGATGAACGCTCAAACCATTGCCGAGAAAGTACTCCCCATCTTCGAAGCCCATAAGGCTGAAGGAGATGTCGAAGTTGAGATTCGCCTAGGGAAGCATAACGGCGCCCTCTTTGATACCAACGTCGGGAAGGATACATGGAAACGCGTCCTCAGTGGTCTGAAGAAGTATAAGGGGTGGGAAAGTGTCAAGAGTAGCACCTCGGAGGTCTATTACAGCGACAGCAATAATATTCGCATCACCTCCGATGAGGAATCTGGTGAGCAGACGATGATTCAGAAGATTTCTGTCGTCAAGGAGGACTTCAAGTGTGACCCCCTCGACGTGCGCTTTTGTGTGGCGAGAGAGATTCCCACATCTGGTGAGTATGAAATGGACCGGAAGCGAACCAAGACCAGACACTCCTTCGTGCGCAAGAACCTCAGTATCGATATGACCATCTCTTCGGGTGACAATGTGGATATGGATTCAGAGGAGGAGGCGAGTTACCAAATTGAATTGGAAATCATAAAGCCCTCGGAGGTTGACTCTGTGTACAAGTTCCAAAACATCATGCAGAAGGTTGCCGACCTCTCGAAATTAATTTCAGTCTAAATAGTAAAGAATGATCTACATCCTCATAGCCCTCGTACTTTTGGCGCTCATGTATGAGAGACGCACAAAGTCTGAGGAAGTTGAGGGTTCTAAAAATTTTCATGTCAGTGATGGTGCGTCTAAGGGAATGTACATCAGGATGCACAAGGATGGCGTTGGTGGTGAAGTGCTAAAGAAATTTGTTCAAATGGAGGATAGTCTTCTCGGAATTGAACGAACATCGGTGTGTACTGGTATGCCTTACATAGTTCAGGCTAGTCTACTTTCTAATAAAATTAAAGAAACATTTCCAAAATACGATTTTTCGTATCATACTATTCATCTCAAACAAATTGCTGAACCCACTAAATTAGTCAACCGTAAAATTAAATGTTATTAAATTATAAATGAATTCCGAGTTCAAAGAACTAATCGCCCTAGCCCAGAGGGGTTTAGCTAATGTCGGTGGGTACGTATCTTTATCACTCGCGCTATTGGGTTTATCTCGATTTTATCGTGGTAAAGGGGATGTAATGTATAACATAGCTTTTATCATTATTAGTGCTGTGATGTTGCTGTTGGCGATAAAGGTCTTAAACACCTTATTGGAACACTTACATAAATTTAAAAGTAAACTTGGCGAAGAGGATTTGAAACTCTTAAATGAATTTATTGTTATTCCACAAAATCTACTTTATATATTATTTGCGATTTCATTTTTTACAATTTACACACTTTACAGAGAACTTAAACAATAAAGTTGTATAGGTATTAAGTCTATGGAGGGGGCTAGACACCTGGTAGTTGAAGGACCCGATGGCTCTGTAGCTATAGCCTTCAATGAAGAAATTCCTCCACCAGTGATAGTCGAACCCCAAACTCTGACAAGAGTCCGTTTTGACGTAGTTGCAGTAAAATATAATAATACTGTACAAATAGGTTTTAGATTGGCTCTTGTTATATCTTTTGTTAAACTCTTCAATTTACTAAGAATAATTGATATAATAGATTTTATTTTTATTATAGCAAGTACAATTGCAGTTCATTCTGAAAGACCTATATCTATTGCCCCAATATCAGGTCATGGTATGTATTTAATTACCATATTACCAGTAATTACTTTTAGCCGTAGGTGGTGGGATTTATCATACATCATGGTATGCGCTGTATTATGTGGTGCATCACTCACGACTATGAATAACACTTTAATTCAAATACCGGTATGATCAGCTTGTTATCCTCAAGTTTATCATTTCACTCTTACATTTTTTCAACCCGAGCTCTAACTGTCCGATTAATTCCTTTAGCACTCTTATTTGAATTAGCATTGGCTCTAAATTTCAACCAATATTGTCTGTACTCCACCATCTTCTTGTTTGAGGGGGGTGTCTTTTTGTTCATGATATAGTTGGCAGCTGCACGACGATAGTTGTTCCTAAGGTTGAACGCGATACCATTAACACTCACAGTGTTCATGAGATACTTCGCTTCAAGTTCACGCTTTCTCTGCATCTTCCAACGACTGACAACATTCTTCTTTACCACATCTATATCCTTTTTGAAAGCGACACCAGTCTTATTCTTCTTGTTGATGGTGTTGAGCGCCGTCTTCATGTTGCGGACATCTTGATTGAGGTTGGGTTTGTACCTCTTTATCCACTTGTCACCATAAAGCTTGGTGAGATCCTTTCGGATGGAGTTATCGTCAAGACCCCTCTTCTTCATGACTTCACCCTTCTTCACATCACGCTTCGCATTCGCATCGGTACGCTGTACTTGCCTCTTCGTTGGTGCAGGTGGCTTTGGTGGAGACTTAGGCTTGGGCTTAGCAAGGTTATTTCTGACTTGCTCGATCTTCTTACACAATGTCATCTTGGTCTCCTTCACGTCAGGTTTGATTTTGAGAATCGCCGCGATACGGAGAAGCTCATCCTTCTTCATGTCTCCACATATCTTACGACCAAGCTTGAATGTGTTTCCAGATCCAGAGAGTGGAACATTTTTATTTTTGTTCACATTCTTGAACGTAATCTTGTTACCAGTCCTATTCTTGATTCTCAAACATATTTCACCTTTGGTCGCAACCCGAGAACCATCACTTACCTTGGTTCTAAAATTCACGACACCCATGCGTCTCGCGAGATCGATGAGTTCAGGTTTCTTCATGCGTGCACACATTTCAGAGTTGAGCATGAGAGCGTTCGCTTGGTTCGTGGTAAGTACCCGCTTTGTGTATTTTCTTTTAGGTTCGGTGGGGGTCTTAGCCTTAGCCTTAGCCTTAGTCTTTGTCCTAGACTTTAGTTTTGTACCCTTATCAAATACACCAGTCACATCAATTTGATTATCCCTATCGAGTTTTTCCATGAAATCCTTGGCGATATCATATCCCTTAAGCATATCCCCAGGGTTTTTCGCACCCACAACCTGAATATTACCACTCTGCGATAGAATCAGAGTCGCATTTTCGATTGGTGCGTAGAGGAAGGGTGTAAGTTCAGGTTCATAAGATGCCTTTGACATACCATACATCATTTGCCTCTGTGCGATCATTGCCAAACTTTTGAATTGACCATTAATCCTGAATTGACCACTGAGATTGTTATAGATGAAGGGATTATAGAAGAATGATTTTTTGTCGGTGTACCTATCGACAACGAAACGACGGATAAGTTCGGGTTGGTTAGTGATGTTGGTACCAACAAAACCACCCGAAAAGCGAATCTTACCATTTCGGTAAATGTTAACTGTAACACCTTTACTCTCCATATCATTGGAGAGTGTCAACATGATCTGTGTACTGAAGAAGTTCTTATTCAGACCACCTTTGGGACCAGATTCTCTAGTATGGGAAAATCCAGTCTTAAATTGCCCATAAATACCTCGAATCTCTTTCGTGTCCAGATAAAGACCCTCACCAATGGGTGTTTTAGTTAGGGGTGTCTTCATAAGGATTTTTTTGAGGTCTACTACAGTTTCCTTTGATCCAAACCCCGAATCTACACCAGCATTGAACATACCTGGATTAAACTTACTGAATTCAAGTGAGCTAAAGAGGGTTTTGAGGTTATTGGAGTTGAGATTGAGATCAGAAAACTCATTGTCTAAAGATGCATTATTTTCAAATTGTTTGAAAGCACCTTCATATGTTCTATCATTGATAAGGTTTCGTTGAAGACGAACAGGAACTTGGACCTGTCGGGGAACCGGTCTGGGGGGTGTACGAAATCCCGCAGCACGCTCACGCTCTTTTCGGAGCATGGTCTCTTCGAGTTCTCTGACAAAATTGTCATCATTTGAGTTGGAGTTAGATGCTTGAACTTCAACACCAGACTGCCTGACAAATTCTTTGACAGACTGGCTCATATTACTATTGGTCACGATTTTTTTTAAAAGTCCTTAGAAAAGCTTGCACTATCGATCACTACATCGACACCGTAGATGACAGGTTGTGCAGGGTAATAGTCACCATTATATGTCACCTCAACATTCCGAACTTCAATGTCTCTGGAACTAAATGGTCCAACATAAAAGTCTGGGTTGAACTTTTGCTTTCCGAGGTTGTTTGCTTGGCAGTGCTGATGGAAGATCTGTACAAAGATCTTCTGGGGTACGAAGAGCTCCTTACCATACTTGATGTTGGTTGACTCTAGGAAGTTGTGGAGTGTGTTCGCCACCATTGCCACTTGCTTCTGGACAATCTTGAAGTAAGGTGGAACTGCATTCCAAATGGATCGATCCCTAAATTTATTTGAATAGTCTAGATAGCCTCGCACACACTTTAGAAGAATAAGAGGCATTTCTTTCTCCAACTTCTTATCGAGGTGTGGATCCGCTTCCCGCACCTGCTTGGTAAAGTTCCATGCGAGAATACGACGAAGAACGGATCCCGAATTATCTTGCCAGTTAGGAACTTCATTACCCGCGAGAACACCGGGCACCTTCCATACCATAGATGAGGCAGTCTTGTTCTTTACAGCGACGGAAACACTCTCACCAGACACGATAGACTGGAACTCTGCCTGTTCTAACGCAAGATCCGCCTTGATCTCAGGGGCTACGAACATAAATGAATCCTTGATCGCCGAGAGACCAAACTTTCGCTCAATGTTGTTTGCGAGGGTGCCAACATCCTCTTTTTCATAAAACTTCTCAAAAACCTTTGTCAATAGAGTAGATTTACCAGAGCCAGCAATACCCTTGAAGAATGGGATTATTTGCCAACTATCGAGTTCCCCAACATCGTAGCATAGACGACCACCCATGACATATGCCCAGTTACATACTTCTTTATCAAATTGTTGATAGTCTAAGATCTGGTCAAAGTGGGGGGTTGGAATGTCTTGCCAGTTCTCGAGATGAGCAAAATCGTCAAACTGTTGATCGAAATACTTACAGGCGACAATCGTTGGATCCAGGCAACGGAATTCCTGACTCTCATACGGATAGAATCGACATTCATGTGCACCCCTTTCAGGAATCCATTCCTTACCAACAAAGACACCGTTCTTAAAAGACCAGACATGACGCCTCTTGATAATCTCAGGGAACTGTGGATCCACACAGGTTGAAATGTTATCGACAACATCACGGAACACGGAACCTCTACTCGTAAAGTTCTTCCAGTTCTTGAAGTTGTCATCCTTTTGTGCGATTGTATATACAAACTGTTTAATCTCAAATTTGGGAACCCAGGCACGCGTCCCGTTTCGATCAATCGTCTTGATTTGTTCACAACACTGTCCTTTGTAGCGACGGTACCCACTTTTGTAAAGTTCGTCGAGTGTATACAATAGACACTTCTGGTAAGGTGTACACTCGTCAATCTCATCTTCGTCCATCGTGGATGGATCTGAATTTGCACTCACTTGCGGAAGTGCAGTGGGATTAACTACGCGTTCATAAGACACATAATGTCTTCGTATATTTTCATACCCATCGGTCAATTGTTTTAAAACATTGTTGACTCGCTTCAGGATAGTGATACCATCATCAGATTCCTCTTTTTTTTCAGTTTTAAGTTCGGCTACATGATTTTTAAGTTCGACTAAGAAACGTCGTTGTTTTTCTCGAATTCCCTTGATTGCCAGGATATCGATTCGCTCAGCGATAGGATTATTGTTCTCATCCCAATTATCTTTGTGGATGTACTGTCGATATCCAAGTTCGCGAGCGTTTCTATAATCTTCGGTTCGTAGGTCCCAGTGAAGTTCAAACTTACTTACTGTATCCATAACCTGTTCACTATTCATCGATTGGATTTTCTGTTTCTGCAACTCAGCGAGTGCTTCATACCTGTTGGGTTCCTTATCGATGAAGTGAGTGGACTCCATTTAACTATAGTATATTTTTTCCTCTAAGCAGTTTTCATCTCACTCAAAATTTTCACAAGAATTTTGTTTTGTGTTTGAAGTTGTTGACCGATAGTCACAAGAGCAGAGCATACGGTCTCGCCATCAGGGGTCGCCATTAAAGATGTCATGAGTCCTGCGATATCCAAACCCTCTTCATCCTCTTCATCGAAATCAATTTCCTGATCTTCCTCGGTCATGGAAAGTTCATCATCTGTGACAACCTCACCCTCCTCGATTTCGTTCTCAATTTCATCAGGCTGTGTCGACATTTTACATAGACTGAGAAAAATCAAAATCAAAATATGCGCGTTTACCTAAAATTAATTTCTCTGTATATAGTACAACAACTCTCAAAATGGCTGGTGGTCTCATGCAACTCGTCGCCTATGGCGCCCAAGACGTTTACCTTACCGGTAACCCAGAAGTAACTTTTTTCCAGGCGAAATACAAGCGCCACACTAACTTCGCGATGGAGAACATCGAGCAGACCGTCAACGGTACTGCCGCCAACTCCGGTCGCGTGTCTGTGACTGTCGCTCGTAACGGTGACCTTGTCGGTGACATGTACATCGAACTCGAGTCCAAGGCGACTACTAACACCGCCTCGTGCTGGGTCGCCGAGCGTGCGGTCAACAACGTCGAGCTGTCCATCGGTGGTCAGCGCATCGACAAACACTACCAAAAGTGGTGGCGTTTGTACTCGGAGCTTTACTTGGACTCGGCCAAGAAGGCTTCTTACGGTAAGATGACCACTGCGGCGGTCGGCAAGACTGTCTACCTGCCCCTGTTCTTCTTCTTCAACCGCAACCCCGGTTTGTACTTGCCCCTGATTGCTCTCCAGTACCACGAGGTCCGCGTTGACATCGACCTGGCGTCCGACTTCGCCACCTACTGTAACACCTCCGTGTTCAAGGTGTGGGCTAACTACATCTACCTGGACACCGAAGAGCGTCGCCGCTTCGCCCAGAAGGGTCATGAATACCTGATCGAGCAGGTCCAGCACACTGGTACCGACACTGTTGACTCTGCTTCCACCAAGCAGGTCCGCCTTTCGTACAACCACCCCGTCAAGGAACTGGTGTGGTGCTTCTCCAACGTTGCCACCACCGCGTCCACCTTGTGGAACTTCACCACTGCGTCCGCCGACCCGGAAATCAAGATGGTGTCCAACGTTGAATCATTGAATTCCAACTGTGTTGTCTCGCCCTCCAGCTTCGGTGCGCCCCTGCTTGCCCTCGGCCCCGCTGTCGGTGGTACCAAGTCCTTCACTGAAGAGGCTGTCGGCCCCCTCAACACCTTCAAGCTCATCCTCAACGGTCAAGACCGATTCAAGGAACAAAAGGGTAAGTACTTCAACCAGGTGCAATCCTTCAACCACCACACTGGCTGCCCCTACCCAGGTGTGTACTCGTACTCCTTCGCGCTCAAGCCCGAGGAGCACCAACCCACTGGTACCTGCAACTTCTCGCGCATCGATAACGCGCAGGTGGCTGTCACCATGAACACTGCCAACAACGCGACCAACATGCACATGTTCGCCACGAACTACAACGTCCTCCGCATCCAATCCGGAATGGGTGGTTTGGCTTTCAGCAACTAATTTGTTGGTTTCGGTATGTTAGTAAATTAAATCAAAAAATCATTTTTAAAATGCACTGTTAATGCTATTTAAAAACGATAACACTTAGTCTTGTATATGTTAGCTCTAGGTCAAACCCCAATCCTTATTTACACCCTTCGACGACGACGAACCTATCGACAACGGAAAAAATCCGTGAAAGAACCTTGTATCAAGAACGCTGATGCACTCACATGTGCGATACGTCACAGACGTTGTGAAGGGTGCCCCTTTAATAATTTTTTCAAACCTGATAAGCCACTTAAATACATCCCTCCCAATATAGATAATGTTCAAGAAAGTCTTTGAACTTTTCGTTAAAGTGGAAAAACCTATGTTAGGACGCTGGTCCCTAAAATCTTGTAGTGAGGTAGCAACGTCCATAAACTCTGTGTATCAGAATAGGGATCATTGTGGTGATGTCATATGTAAAACACCTAAGAAAGCTTCAGAATATAAGGATAAACCCACAGGTAACTAAACCTGTTTATCAACAACAATTGGTACCAGCTTTACGAATCTGAGTGTCCCAATGTGCTTGAGTACCAGAATATGCAGACCTATTATTTTCACAAACCGCTTTGAAGTTTGAAGCTGGTTCTTCTGGAAACCCCGCATGCATTTTGTCATATTTTGCCTGTGAACAATCACCACAGAAACCTTTACAAAGTGCACCTGCAGGGGCTTGTTTCATTGTACCTGTAAGCTTAGAAGTGTCAAACAAACCGCCTAAGCCACCACCCATAAATTGCATCGCAAAACTTGACGAACAAACTACCGAACAACAAAGAGCGAGGGGTATCATCATTTGGGCCATCTTTATTTTGTTATAGACTTAGAAAAATAGTTCGTAAGAGAATCATGTATGAAATTTACACTGATGGAAGTTGTCTCGGAAATCCTGGACGTGGTGGCTGGGGTGTGGTTAGTGATGACTTTAAACTCTGTGGTAAACAGCCTGATACCACCAATAATGCAATGGAGATGACTGCTATTTTCAAAGCCCTCGAGGAATGTTTGAAGAGGGATATTCAAGAAGTGTGTATATTCACGGATAGTCAATATGTGAAGAATGGTATTAGCGCATGGATTATAAACTGGAAAAAGAACGACTGGATAACTTCCACAGGTACACCTGTAAAAAATAAAGAGCTGTGGATTGCTATAGATGAAGTGCGTAATAAATTGAAAGTTGTAGAATGGAAATGGGTAAAGGCGCACAACGGAGATCCTAAAAATGAAGAAGTTGACACATTAGCCTATGAAGCTGCGGGTGGAACCGCTGTAAAGTTTTACAGTGTCGTTCGAGGACACATTCCCGGTATTTACATCACATGGGGTGAGGCTAAAACACAAATTGATGAGTATCCAGGTGCGGTCTACAAGTCTTTTAAAACTCGACCAGAAGCTGAGAAATATATGAATACACCAGTGAAAGAATGTATTTATTTGAATGTTCCCTTTAGTGATAAAGATCGCGTTAAATCATTGGGTGCAAAATGGGACTCAGTGAAAAAAAAGTGGTGGGTATCAGAAATGGAACCAGAACTTGAGAATTATCTTCCAGGCTATTAATAGACCATATGAGTGTTAAACAAGACGAACAGTGTGAATGGTGTGAAAAACAAGAAAAGTTGCTTATAAAATGGGCGGAAAAGGCGGCCGGATACCGTTGGTTGCACAATCACGCACGCCTATTCTATAAGAAACAGAACGA